CAAAACCACAGCAGGAGCAACAGGCGAAGAGATGTACGCTCGGGCTGTGGAGATGATGAAGAGGTCATCTTCCAACCTTGTTCTTGCGAACGATGTACAGCGTCGCCGGAACATGATTGTCTGTCCTGAACAGGCCGCATACTTTGTGACGGATGACCGAGATGCCGTTGTCAAGGAACTTGTGAGCATGACTCTCGCAAGAAGCCATGCCACGTTCACACGTACGAACGTGCTCCCCAAGAAGCGTTTCATTGAGTGGGCTGACGCACCTTCGGAGTTCCGTGAGGTTGTGGACTATGCCATCTCACGAGGCGCATACCGACCCAATGCTTTGGGGGTCACGGTAGGTCACTTTGCCTGGAAGTGGGATGTGTCCTCAGAACAAGGTTCACGGACATGGATGTACTCGTCACGTCGTCGACGTGATTTCAACAAGCTCGAAGACCGTGACCTAGTCCGAGTAGAGAGGACAGGTGAGATTGTCGATGCATTTGGGGCCCTCCCATCTGCTGGGGCACGCTCTCAGATGATCTTGTTCGACAACCACCCTGAGTTTGACTACGTGATTCACTTCCACTGCCCTCTACGGGATGGTCACGATCATGGCTTGCAGATTCAATCTCAGAGGGAATTTGAGTGCGGTTCACATGAATGTGGGGCCAACACCTCTCAGGGCATCAAGACCTTCAGGGTGAACCAGACTGAGATTGGTGCTGTGATGCTCGATAACCATGGTCCGAACATTCTCTTCAAGAAGGGTGCTCGTGTCGTGGATGTCGTAGAGTTCATTGAACGCAACTTTGACCTCTCAAAGCAGACCTCTGAGAATCTTCAGGTTGTGCCTCATCGCAATCTAGCTATGGCTGAGAATTTTGTGAAGCTCTACGGAGCTAAGGGTGACAACCATGACCTGGCCTGAAGTCGCAGCACTCTTTATCTCGTGTTCCACTGTACTTGGAATACTCTTCATCATGTCTCGGTATCGGGGTCAGGGTCAGGGTCAGGTTGGACCTGACTTCTTCACCTTGCCTCGGCCCCGTTACGATCGAGATTTTGGGGACCTCAAGCCTCGAAGCCCTGAGTGGCGCACAAGTACCTACACTGAAAATAGGACGGTGCAGATCCCCACACCTAGTTCACCCAGAAGGGCGAAGGGTATCAAACCACTCGTCACACCACCGCCTCAGAAGAAAACCCCACCTCCTTTTGATGGTTTGAATGGCCAAAAACACGAAAATCTCTAACGAAAAAAAAGCCATGGCGCTGACTGAAGTTCTGTTTGTTCGAATCAACTCGGACCTTCGTGTGCGCCTGAATCAACGTGTTGAGCAAGAGCGTGCAAATTACCCAGGTCGCACTGTTTCTGAAGCAGATGTGGTGAGAGAGATCCTCTATGAAGCATTGCTGGAGCCTAAGCCATGACAGCCAAGAGTAAGAACCCATACCCATTCAAGGTTGGGGATTCCGCATGTGTCCGTGACATTCGAAGTGGGCGAATCGTTGACAACGGGCTGATCGACCGAGTGTTTCCAGACCGAGTCGTGTTTAAGACCACACTGCAAACCGAACCGACGCCTGGATTCGCGAATGGCGAGTTCTGGAGCTACAAGCGCAAGGGCAAGCATTGGGTTGAACGTAAAAAGGACCACTTCCACTTGGTGGTCTTGTCATGACACAAGAACGTCCTGAGTTCTGTTTCATAGGCGAAGTCGGAGGGTTGGTTCTGACCCGATATGAAGGTGGGTACCTGCGAGTGTGTGGCCAGTGGGCAGTCAAAGACCATTTTGACTGCTTTGGTGCTCATCGTATCCAAAAAGAAACTGGCCATCTTGAACACCTGAGCGGGAAGCTTCTTCTTCCTGCAACACTGAAGGATGCAGTAGCTAGCGGGGAGGTTGAGGAAGAACGTCCGATTGGAAATACTCGCCGAGATCGTTATCGTTGCTGTGGCAACGAGAAACGCAGCATGGCTGGTGGTTGCATCAGTTGTGGTGATCCCTGTTTTTGAAGAAATGGGTGTGCTGACCCTACAATTCAGCGACAACTCCACGACTCGGCTCAAGAGGCGTAGGAGTCTGCTCAGTACAACATAGGGGAAAAGAAACCACGCTACTCGTTACCAGAGGGAGGAGACACCATGTCTGAGATCAACGAGAATGAGAAGAGTCAGCAGTTCAAGGATCTTGAGTCCGAGCTTCGACTCGTCCGTGCTGAATCAGAGAAGTGGCAAAGAATAGCGTTGCGACTGGCAGCCTACCACTCCAGCATTTCCAGCTACACTGGAGCACAGAAGACTTCGAGTAAGGCTCGATTGTTGGCCGTCTTGACTGTGTGCAAGAGGTCCTTGGGCTGGGTTTCTGGACTGGATGAACTCTCGCAAAGCATTCGTGTAGAAGACTTCCGGAAGGATACGACATCGTCCCTGGAAGAGACTATCCAGGAACTCGAAACTCGTATCACTCAGATCGATCAGGGTCGGAGTGATCAAGCCAAGCAGAAGGCTGAGAAAGCCGAAAAGGTGCGACCTCTCTGAGTGTCGCAGTCCCAAAAGAAAGTAGGGCTAAATGGCCAAGAAGCGAGTTGAGAACGGAAAGAAGATCGACACCTTTCAGGTGTGGACAGACAGTGGATATGTAGCCCTTGATTTCTACCTCGTTCGCAGAGATGGCATCAAACCCCTGTTTGTTGCTGTCTGTGACATCGTCAACGTGGAGATGGAGGGCATTGACCTTGATGCTCTCACAACAGCAGCAAAGGCTCTCGTCAAGGAGAGGTCAACGATCAAGTGGGAACGTCATCTTTACGTGAGGTCCTCTGGACGTGAATTGGACATGGGTCGGGCTGACCATAGTGACTCTGTCTGTGACTTGTCGATCACTGTGGAGATCTTCGATCTGGCCACACATAACGGGAAGAAAATCCACAGAAAGTCGAAGGGTTTCTTCAATGGGAGTCCTGGCGTAGTCAGAGATGAATGGCCAGTAGAACGGAAGGCTGATGCCGAATGGGGCTCGGCGGCACTCATTCCAGACACAGAAGAGAACCGTGCTGTACTCTTGGCTTTCAACGATTCCCTCAAAAAGGCACGGGAAACCTTGAAGAATCTCCTTGAGCCAGAGAATATCTCCTCTACCTTCTTGCGTATCTCATCAGGATCCTCGGCTTTGCTGGGTTCAGGCATCCCTTTGCTTCCTGATACCTCAAAGGAGTGAGATGGTGGAACCAAAAAAGATTCCAGCTGCTCTAGGTAAGCAATGCAAGGCTTGCCCTTGGAAGAAGTCCGTCAAGCCCTTGGAAGATATTCCAGGCGGATACTGTGTGGAGAAACACGCCAACCTTCGACGTACGATTGCTACCAGCCCTCTCCAGGTCACATCTGCCATGGCTTGCCATGAGTCAGAAGTTGGTTCTGAGGTGGCTTGTGTAGGGTGGGTGGCAAACCAACTCGGACCAGGCACCAACATCATGCTTCGACTTGCTGCTTTGGATGGTCGTTTTGACCACTTCGAGACTGTGGGCGAACAACACGAACACTTCGACGACACGATCCCTACTGGATGTAAGGGCTGAGGTTACAAATGAACTTGAAGAAAGCTACTGAGGACGAACTTCGGGGAGAACTCAATCGTCGTGCGCAAGAGCGTCGTGACGCCCGAAAAGCCAAACAGGATGCCAGAGTAGAATTGGTGCGGAAGGCCCTACCAGCTCTCTTGTCGTTCGTGGTGCACAATAGGACCTCTTGTTCAGACCAGGACTTCAGCAATGCAACAAGAGGGTGCGTGCGGTGTGCGCTCCTTGAACTTCAGGATTACGACACGTTCCCCTACGTGCTCAGCTTCGAGATCCAGGATTTCAACGAGAACTTTGATCAGGAGTAGCATCGATGACCGATGATCCTCTCATCTTTCTCAAGGCTCTTGTGTGGCTTCTGGTCTCGATAGGGGCTTTGTACTTACTCGTCAAGTCTCTTTTCAAATTCGTCCAAATCCTTGCCCCAGATCCAACACCACAAGCTGAGAGTAAGCTTGTGTCTCTTGTGGTGATTCAAAGTTGCGGAGATTGTTCATCACTGGTGATGGAGGAAATACCTGACAATTACCGGGACAACCCCAAGCGCATTCAAAGGCTCCTTTGTTCCCACCCCTCAGCTAGTGTGGTGGGTGACCACACTAAAAAAGGCATCGCTTTGGAAACCCATTCTGAGGCCATTGAGAGGGAGGACAAGTTTTCTACTGGAAAGCCTACAAAGCTACCTCCAGCAGAATGCCCTCTCAGGAAGAACCTGTGGGTGAGAAATGTGGGTGAGAAATGAAAGTTGAGTCGACATGCTTGGACTTCTGATCCTTCTTTGTCATGGCGTAGGGGACTACCTTCTACAGACCGACCACATGGCCTCAGAGAAGACCAAAAACTTCTACGTCGCTCAGTGGCATGCGTTCGTTTACACGTTGCCCCATCTGGTAGTGACTCGCTCACCAATGGCTCTCTTGGTCATCTGGGCCACACACGCCGTAATCGATCACTTCAGGGTGGCTCGGTACATTGTTTGGGCAAAGAACCAACTGGGTCCTGCCAAGTACAGGTACTCACTGAGTGAGGCTGGATGGCATGGGTACAAGACTGACAAGCCTGATTGGCTTGCAGGATGGTTGTTGATCTTGGCAGACAACATCTTGCATCTCTGCATCAACGTGGCCGCGATCACCTACTTGTGATCTGATAACAATGGGTGTGTTGACCCAACCTCAACAACAACCGTATTGTCTCCCGTAGACAGGAGTCAAATACAATGGCTGGAGAATCTCTAAGAGGACACATTTCAACGGGGGAACTTCGTGCAGGTATGCGCGGAGGCGAGGTCAATGCTTCCAATCCTTCGAAAAACTGGGCTGAACTCGGCCTGTCTGTGTGTCGAGTCAAAGAGATTCAATATGAGGATTTCAAGTGCACCCTCATCACTCTGACTGGTGAGGCAGACCTCTTCGAGTACACTGGCGTCGATCTCACTCTTCCTGGAGGGGGTCGACGCCATTTCTTTGGGGCAATGCCTGAACGAGGAGACTTGTGCCTCGTTGGATGGGCTGCCCGTGAGTCTAGTGGTACTGCCAGCACTCGAACTCCCATCATTCTTGGGTGGATCCCCCCAGCTCCTTGGATGGGCAAAGAGTGGCTCCCATTTGCTCGCTTTGGACCCGGAGAAGGCCTTGACACTCCACGTGAACGAAGCATCGCCACAGGCCTAGCCGAAAGGGTACGCTTCAAGCTTCGTGCTATGGGTCCAGGAGACATTCTAGCCTCGTCCTCAGGCGGTTCTGATCTGGTCTTGAACGAGGATGCTCTTCTTGTAAACAGAAGAGGAGCAGAGATTCGACTACGAGACGCAGATACTTCGGTCATCATTCGAAGTGTTGCGGAGTTCCATGCCCAAGCAGGAACTCGTGTTTACTCAGGCCCAGTCCAGAGAGAAGCTAGGTTGCTCCCAAGCACTGTCTTCTCTGACGGTACGTATTGGGATAGCCCGATACCTCAGGTGGACGTGGAGCAGAATCCTGTCTCCGCAGACAATCTTGGAGTAAGCCCATACCCTGTTGGATTCCTGACTCCTGGGTTGATCTTTGAACGGAGTTCTTCGGGCCCATCCAACTTCGAGACAGAAGTTGGGGAAGATTTTGAGAACCGGCTGGACCCATTCGATTTCCTTCAGTGGGGATCTTTTGTAGACAGCCGAGGGTTTCGCACTGATGGAAGGACTACTCCAGATGTCGTGTATGGCGGAAAGTCCCTGTACCGAGTAGGCGTTCTTCCAGGTGGTGATGTACCTGTATTGGGCGTCACAAATGCCTACGCCTCCCCAAACTCAGACGAGTCTACTTCGGATTCTCTCTCTGAATACCGTGTGGAAGTAACCCACTCGACAAAGGGACTGCTTCCAGTCACAGAACAGACAGACGGTTTTGACGCAGAGCGTCTCCCCACCCAGACCCCTACAGACGGGAACCCCCTTGGCGGGTCTGGTTCCGTCCCATTTGTTGAGTGGGTACTTGGGTCTGTGGTTGGCAATGACCCGTTCTCTCTCCAAGGTCGACCTCTCTACGGCCTGCCATTACTACCAATGGTCTTTGGGGCTGGGAATACTGGAGTTGCTCCTGGTCTAGTCTCGGGTGTTGGCGCTCGTCTACGAGACCATGCCGCAACCCTGTTGAAGGTCTCCCCAGCCTTTGGTTCAGGCCCTGCTTCATTTGTCTCCTTCACGAAGGATTCACGCCTCAAGGCTTATATCGCTGGTCCTGATACATCAGGAGAGGTTGCACTTCGAGGTGGGTTGAGAGTCGAAGCTGGTGGAGGTGTGGGATTCACAACAGGGGGTGGTTTTGCAGTGGATGCTGCCCCAGGTGCTGGGAATGTAGGTGTCTCTCTTACATCAGCTAGTGGGGGAGTCTCGATTTTTGGAGGTGGTTCCATAGCAGGGGCTTCAGCAGCTTCGGATGCGGACCCCTCAAGTTCAAGCGGTGGTTCTGCTCCATCCGTACTCATCCAAGGGACTTCCAATGTCACTGTGAGGAGTGCAGGACAGATTGTCCTCAACTCGCCAAGGATGCAGATCACAAACGCGACTCAGATTGATTTGAGAGCGCAAAGTTCACTTTCCATGTCCTCAGGGCAGCGAGCCAATCTTTCAGCTCAACAACTCTCGTTGTCTGCTTCGGGGTCCATGTCGACTCAGGTATCTGGACCATCGGACGCAAACCCCTCCAACGGACCTAGCAACTCTTTCCAGATCAATGCCACTCCAGGTACAGGAAATGCGGGAGGCACGACAGACTCCTACACGATGACGTATGGAGACCGAGTAGAGGAATTTACTCTTCAGGGTTCGCACACAACCACACTGACCCTTGGTGACTTCCTCTATGAGACGAAGCTCGGGAAGTGGGAAGCAAAGGCTCTTGAGAACAAGATGGTGTTGGACTCATCATCTGGTCTTGACACAACTCTTGCCGTAGGTGATGCCTCAACCACAGTCTCTTCTGGCAGCTTCTCGGCAAGTGCGCAGATGAATGCAACACTGCGTGCGGTTACTGGTTCTGTGACCATCAACGGTTCACTTGGGGTGAAGCTCGTGTCTCCTGGAGTGCCTGATGGTGGGATAATGGCAGGGTCAGACAGAGATCCTCTCACAGGTCTAACCTATTCTTCACTGGGACTTGTCCCCAGACTGCAAACACTCTCTCCGACATGAACACAGACACAAGAAGAGAACTGAAAGCAAGAGAGGCTGCGAAACCACTCTTGCTTTTGGCTTTGAGTCAAATAGAGGAGGCTCGAAAGGTTCGGATGCGGTCCTCCCTAGACCCTCATAGGGTGGTTGAGACATGGCGTTCTCTTCGGGTAGCTCGCGAGTCCATTCAGGGAGTGCAAGCTTTGCTTTGGTTTCTACCACCTGAGAAAACCAAAGGGTTTGAAAACTCAAGGCGAAAGATTTGCATCGTAGAACAGTTGGGTGAGTCTATTTCTTGGATAGGGGACCCTGATGTAGAGGGGTCGTTCATGGTTTTATTTGACCGACTCGTCCTACCTCAAATCCAGTTCCTTTCTGAAGCCCTACACCAGAAGTTAGATGCCCATGAGTTCGGATGACGAAATCACGAAGAAGATCCACATAGAGGAAGTGCGGACTCGGAAAACAGCCCCCACTATCGTTCCTCCAAGGTGTACTTTACGTAACCATGATGATGACATCCTTTGCAACTGCTTCTGTCACAGATACGTGAACAGCACGGTCACCGTGACCCACCAGAAGCCTTGTTGCACCTCATGTCCAAGATGCGGGTTCCAGATTCAAACCACTCAGGAAACCAAGCCAGATGAGCCCCCAGAAAATTCTTGGTGGTAAAACCATGGCAGAGCGTAAGAAGGGGGATGGAAGAACTCATCGTAGGAACTTGGATTTTCACAGCCCATGTCGAGTGCCGTCCTCAGAAGCGTAATGAGGCCATCGAGCCTCCTGTTGCAGAGGGGGACCTCTGGTACAGAGTTCAGATTTCCATTGAACACGATGATGGTTCAGGGATGTGTGGAGTCTCCGGGGATTTGAGCACAAGCTGGCAAGACACAGTCAAAGAAGCTGTGGAGGAAGCCAAGAAGCTCAATGGGTTTGTGGTTGACGTCACAGAAATGGATGAAGTTGCGGACAAGTACGTCCAAAAGTTCGTTCCTGTTGACGTTTCAGCCTTGGTGACAAGGGCTGCACTCAGATTTGAACTTGTGACTGGGACTCAAGAAGTACCTGTATGAACCCCAGCCCAGACAAACGATACGTTGTCATCAACGTTTGTGATGGCACTGCGGAGGCCATGTTTGATTCTCCTGAAAAGGCTAAATCATTTGTGGATCGGTGCATTGAGTCCACTAACGATCCAAGAATGAATGGAGGTCAAGAAATCGACTACAGAATCGATGTTGTTGATCCCACAGACTCAGATGCGGAATTGAGAGGTCGTATCGATTTGGCCCTCAGTGTTGCCCGTCGATATGGGAGCTTTGAAGGGCATTCAAAAGGGTGGACAGTAAACCAAGCGTGGGTGGTAGACCGGATAGTTCGAGCAATTACTGGATGCAAACTTGGAGGAGAGTCAGAGGAATACAAGAAGTTCTTGTCCGACTACAAGAAGTCCAATGAGGTGAGCCATGACTGAGACTCCTTCGTTGAACGAAGATCCAGAAGCACTTGTTGTCCGCATCGAAAAGCTGACCCTTTCTGTTAGGGAAGCACTACAGGCCAAGAACACTGAGAACTTCAAGAACTCTCTGGAGATTCTCCGAACTGAAGTTCAGACCTACACGAACTGGCGTAAACACAATCAGTTCGGGAACAACGAAGATGAGCGAGTTGAAGCCTGCCAGAAGTCAGTCATCCACTCCATCCGTTTCCAATCTGCATCCTGACCAAGAGACCTCAATGCCTACAAAGTCTGAAGAAAAACTGAGGGGTCTCATCCTTCAGAGTAAAGAGGATTTCTCGAATCATGTCATCACCAAGAGTGGGCATGGTCGCTGGCTCATGATGGATCCTAAGTCAACCAACTTTTGGGTTGAAGTGGTTATCCTAGAAGGGGGCCACTTGCTTGTTCATGGGGACATCCAAGCTGTCATTTTCGGGAGATACATGTGGAAGTCCTCGGGTCTTGGGACAGAGCCTTCGCAAGAGGAGCAAATCAACTGCATTCGGTGGATGGCCAAAAGAGAGCGCCCCGATGACAGCTACTTTGTCCAGAAAGCGACAATAGGAGGCACTGCCAAAAGCACTATCTGGGATGACGATGACGATGTCTTCCGCGAAGAAATTGAGCAACTCATCCAAGAGGCGAGGGCTGAAGAAGAACAAGATGAGTCTGATTCTGTTTCGAAGGAACGGGAGTGCCGGATTGAAGCCCTAGAAGAAGCTCTGTCTTCTATTGGGTGCACTCCCAAGGAGGAGATCCAAACTGAACTATACAATGGCGCCTTCGACTATGACTCTGAGGGAATACCCGAGGGCCTCATGATCTCCAATGCGATGATTCACGCCCATGCTGCCTTGAGGCAACTCCTCCATCTCATTGAGACCCAAAGCCAGGACCCAACCAATGACCAGTCGTAGGACCGGAAGCACAACTGTCGTACTCGAAGCTGCACTTCAGACCCTCAAGTCTGGCCGGAGTGTTCTCTTCGTGTGCGCCACTGAGGAGAGTGCAAGACAAAATAGGGCCTCGTTCTCTCAGCTTTGGAATTCAGCGGAGGACCCCTCGAACGAGGGGGCAAAACCACAGATAGTCTTTGTTGGTCAAGGGGCTACTCGGAGAATGGGTCACTTTGATTCGGTCGTTCTCGTTGACCACTTTGCCTATGAGACTCTTGAGTCTCGTCTTGACCAAAAGGTCCAAGAACTCTTGGAGGCGGAGAAGACCTGTGCGAGACAAAAAGTTCTCCTTGAAGAGAAGACTCAGGAAAACCTTAGGCTGAGTGATCTTCTTGTAGAGAAAACTTGGGAAATCCAGAGGTTGAAGGATCGTCTCTCGGAAAAAGACCTGGGTCAACCGTTACAAGGAGAATCATGAACTCTCTTCCAAAGACCTGTAGCGATTGTTCCCACTACGCACGTAGGATTGATGACCATGGGAGTTACTGGGCTCCTGCACACTGCAAGAAAGACCCAACCCCAATCGGGAGTTTGACTGAAAGACCCGTTGTTTTGGGTGGTTCTTCCAATTCTCCACCTGATTGGTGCCCTCTCCGACTCGAAGAAGTGGAGGCGAAAGAATTGGTGGTAGCCTCCACCAGGCTTTTTAACGCCGCTTTTGACTGGCTCGCCCCAAAAATGACACTTGTGGAAGGTTGCTCGAAGCCTACCGAACGCCATGTCGCCATCACTCTTCGAGACGCTAGTCGTGTGGAGTGTCCAATCTGCAAAACCCCGTTTGGCAAAGACCACACGATTCATGACTTCATCACGTACAAAGTAGACTGTGCGTGTGAACTCGGGCTTCGAAACGTTAGTCAGGCATTCGATGATGCCACAGTGCGTATGACTGAAGCTGCGAAGACACTGGGTCTTTTGCCAAAGTTCGTGTGTGCTGATGTTCCAGTCCCAACTCCCAAGAAGGTGGTCTCGTGACATACGTAATGGTTGATGTTGAAGCCGATGGCCCCATTCCTGGGGACTACTCGATGATCTCTCTTGGGGCTGTTGTTGTCGAGCCAGGCCTACGTAGGTCTTTCGGAAGGAAGCTCGCCCCTATCTCGGATAAGTGGGACCCGAAGGCTCTGTCCATCAGTGGACACACCCGAGAAGAGACACTTGCATTCCCTTCTCCCAGTCTCTCGATGGCCGCATTTGGGGAATGGTTGAAGCAGATCCCAAACCCAAGATTCATCTCGGACAACAACGGGTTTGATTGGATGTTCATCTGCTGGTACTTCCATCATTTCACAGGAGGCTGCCCATTTGGGTTCTCATCAACAAACCTTGGCTCTCTCTACAAGGGCTTGGTCAAGGACATGAGTCTGAACTTCAAGCACCTCCGACAGACCAAACACACTCATGACCCTGTGGATGACGCTCGGGGAAATGCTGAAGCATTCCTCGCTCTGAAGGACATGGGTCTGCGTGGCATGAAGTTGAACCCATGAAGCGATTTCGTAGGGTGAAGCATTCGAAGCTGGCGCATTGGTGTGTGCGTCAAGCACGTAGGACCCATGCTTCAAAGCAAGATGTTGAGGCCTTGAAACTCGCATTAGGTAAGCTTGCTCGCACGAAGTTCTTCGATGCGAAGACAATCGACTTGATTCGTGTTGGCCAGCCATTCAAGCGGGCTTGGTCAAAGGCGAGGTTGAAGCGGTTCAAAGCCGCATACACTAAGATTGTCGATGATGCCGTGAAGGCAACGTTGGAACGTTTCCTTCACCCAGCATGGGAAGTGATTGCCGTCGAGCAGACCGAGGAAGAAAAAGCAGCTGGGATCTTTCGTTGCGATATCCTCATCCACAACAAAGGGGTCGCTCAGTACCTCAACAGCAAGTTCTTTGACTCAACGCCAGCGCACCTCCAGTTGCCTGATCGCTTTGGATCGTTGCTCAAATGATGTACTCAGGTAGTTCACACCTCAAGCCTGATGCCGTGGTCTACCCTCTTGAGGGTATCGAAGCACATGAACCTCACGAGGTCATATTCGAGTACGATGGGGTGCCAGTTATCTACATCGCACAGACCCCTCAAGGTCTGAACCTGTACTACATGTGCAACATCCTGAAGGACTGTCTGGTCTTTCTTGTGTCCACCATCTCCCAGGTGGATGTTGACATACTAAAAGACGAATTCCTTGAATTCGACTTGTATTCATCGATTCGAAGTGGTTTCCTTCATGTTCTCGAACTGGATATTGATCTGAAGTTGCTCTCTGTATACAAGATCGACTTCAGCGACATCGCTCAAAACCATCTACCCATCCCCAGAGTCTTGCCAATGACGACCCCTACATTCGAACCAGAGTTCGTAACACTCAACCTCTTCCCCGTTCTTCGTGACGAGGTAGCCTGGGTGAACCGTTCTGCACCCAGAGATGAGTGCTTCATGGCTTCGGAGAATGCGCCTCAGTCGTACTCGTATGGCAACAACAACGAGACAAGGGAAGCACTCCACACTTACCATGCGGTAGAGATGCACCCTGCGGTTTTGTCCATCATGGAGAAGCTCAACCAGAGGGGTACAGAGTACAACGTATGCGTACTCAACTACTACAAAGACCGCTTCCAACACCTTGGTTGGCATGCTGATGACTCGCCAGAGCAGGACTTGCAACACCCGATTGCCGTGATCTCGTTTGGGGCGGAGCGCTACCTCTACACCAAGAAGAGGGGCGACAAGGGTGATGTCCCAGACTCTGGAAAGTACCTCATGACCCAAGGTGGTCTGTTCGTGATGCCAGGTGGTTATCAGGACACACACCTCCACAAGATCCCAAAGCACCACACTGAGTGTGATGGGCGCATCTCACTCACCTTCCGTAAGCTCGTACGATGATTGAATCCATGGGTACCAGGACGTTTTCTGAACACAAACCAAGCAGCAGTCTAAGAGAGGCGTTGGAGAGTGCTCAGCTTGTCATCGTATTTGGGATGAAGAAGCTGTGTACACCACTTGTTGACATCGCACGTGGGCAAAACAGAGTTTCTCTTGAAGTCTCGGGCGCGTTGAGTGTTCGTCAAGCTCGGAGGGAAACTCGTGCCGCTGTAGAGAGGTGCACTCATGGGCCTGTGCTTCTGTTCACAGAGAGTGACGTGGTGGTGCGCGAGCTATCCCTGTGCATCATGCTCAACCAACTACCCAACTTACGGTTGAGAACCAGCTACACAACGGTAGAGACCATCCACCGCAGCAACGTGAGGGTGTTTGACTACAATGGGGGTAAGATGACTCCTGTGGAAGTGACCTCTCATGGGTTCCGCATTTCAGAAGAGGATGATGAGGTGCAGAAGCAGTCAGCGCTCATGCAAGATTGTTTCTGTGCCCTTGATGAAGGCGATCCACATGAATGAGCTTGCCCTACCAGTCCATGTCAACCGCAACGATATGGAGGTTTCGGCAAGCTTGGTTAAAGGTCATCGTCTAGCCATCGCATCCCTGACCCTCATTGATGCAGAGATTTTGAAGGTACCTGGATTGCCTACCTCTGGGAAGTGCTGGTACATCAATCGGGTGAACGTGCCTCATAGTTTTGGAAGAGGCCAAGGGGCAGGTAGCCTGATTCTTCAGGCAGCACTCAAGGCTGCTTGGGAGCAGTCACCACAACTGGTGGTTGTCACACCTGGTGGGTATGGCGAGGATCCTGAAGATCAGAAACGGTTCTACCTGAAAAATGGTTTCCAGCGTACATCTGAAGAGGGTTTGCTTACCTGGAAACCTGAGTGTGCAAAAAAGGAATGAGGTTCAGCTATGAAATGTGCCTTCTGTGGTGTTGAGGTCTTGGCCTCCAATGGTGTTGTCTGGAAAGAGAGCCCTTTGGGTTCCATTGTACGAAGCGTGATTGCTTGGCATTCGGAGTTCGACAACAAGGCCACAAAGCAGAGGAAAGGGCGCCATTGCTGGACGTTCGATCGAGATCGTCAGTTGGAGTTCAATGCCCTTGTTCGTGTGGTCAACAAGCGTGGTCCTGGCCGTGTGGGTACGGAAGTACCTCAGACGAATGCGAATGCCACAGTAGATGAGGACACCTACAGCCCACCACCAGAGAATATCGAGAAGAGACAAGCCAGGATTGAAAATGGCGTGCTCTTCTTGACTCGGGTTGAGTTCGGTTGATGACAACCAAACTCAACAAAGACCTCCCCCAACGGGTCTCCTTGCCACGCAACCAGTACCAAAGAGTTGCAGCCAACCAGACCAACCAGAATCAAAGCCCTGACCATTGGAGTCTCTTGGGGCCTCGAAGTCTCTTCACTTTGTACTCAGCCTTCTGAGCAGCACTTCTATCGGGGAAGGGTCCGTAGATCTTAGCCACTACCCAAGGTCGGTATTGTCTGGTGAACTTTGCTCCTCCCTCCATTTTTCCATTGTGTTGGAGAATCCTTCTGGATAGGTCTGTGGTGCAGCCCGTGTAGAACACGGGCTTTCCAGAACCTTGCAAGACGTACACGAACCAGTGTGGATTTTTCATAGGCTAAGTTTGAGGTTTCTAGGGCCTAGGCTTATTTTGGGAGCGTCCCTGCATTGGCGGGGGTGGCGGTTCGATTCCGTCAAGGTCCATTCTAGGAGACAGCAATGACTGATAAACCTTCCAAGTTCTCACTCACTCAAATGGACAGCGTGGCGTGGTTGAAAACTCTACCAGATGAGAGTGTAGACTTGTGTGTCACGGACTACGCATATGAGAGCTTGGAGAAGCATCGGAGTAAGGGAACCACGACTCGACTGAAGGTCAGTGATGGCTCCTCGAACGAATGGTTCGAGATCTTCAGGAACCATAGGGTTCCTGAACTGCTCTCAGAAATCTACCGTGTTCTGAAGAAGAACTCCCATCTCTACATGATTTCTGACCAAGAGACCATGATCGATGTGGTCAGGCCCATGGGCCGTGAGGCTGGGTTTGTCTTCTGGAAGAGTCTTTCATGGGTGAAGGTATGTGGGAAGGACGATGGCGAGGTCATTGATCCTGAAAAGGAACTGTCCGAGGATGATGTCAAGATTGGTATGGGGTACCATTGGCGGAACTCGAAGGAGGAGATCTCCTTCCTTGAAAAGGGAAAGCGGAAACTCAACCATCTGGGGTGGCCTGATGTTCTCCCTGCACCGAGAGTGGATAAGGCATACCCAACTGAGAAGCCCGTCTCACTCCTACGAACCCTGATCGAAAACTCCAGCAATCCAGGAGACCTGGTGATTGACCCATTCATGGGATCTGCATCTTGTGGTGAAGCTGCGTTGAAGTCCGGCCGGTCCTTTGCTGGCTGCGACATATCCCCCAAGTCCTTGGAGGTAGCAAAAGAACGTCTTGCTCCTCTCGGGGAAATCTTCACGCTCCCAAAGAGAGGTGGTGTGTGGGAGGAGGTTGTGACACCTCAAGTTGTTAGCGCCCCAACAAGTCTTGGGGGACTTCTGGGTTTCGATGAAGAAGAATAGGCACCCGAGTCACTTGCATGGCCATCGCACCATGCGTGAGGATGGTCGGAGAGAGTCTCCCACGTACACCACGTGGAGAGCCATGATCCAAAGGTGCTGCGACAAGAAGCATCCCTCTTACGAAAACTACGGGGGAGCTGGAGTTTGTGTCGTAGAGAGGTGGCGCAAGTTTGAGAACTTCCTCCAGGACATGGGTGAACGACCTGCGAACAAGACCATAGGACGTCTCACTCCTTTCAGTGACTATGGCCCCGGAGAGTGTAGTTGGCAGACAGCGTCACAACAGAATCAAGGGCTAAACAGCCATGCTGACCATATGGTCATGGTCGATGGGGTTCTCCGCACCAAGAGAGCTTGGGCTCGGAAGCTGAAGATCTCTTACGACAGACTGCTTGCCAGGATCCGTCTTGGTTGGGGGAACGCAGCGTTCACTACTCCCAGAGGGAAACCAAAAGGCACTGTCCAAGAAACCAAAAAAAAGAGAGCTTCAAAAAAAAGTGTCTCAAAGAGTAAGCAGAAATGAAAAGACCCTGAGAGGATCGTTACCCCCTCAGCAAGAGGCACTCAAATGGTTTCATTCTTTCAAGACGTGTGTGCTGACTCAATCCCTCAGCAACAAGAAAATGGATGTGCTGATCCAATCTCTCAGCAACAAGGATTCGAAATGAAGAAGTGGGCAGAGATCGATTTCACCGATCGTCGACGACTTCTCCGTTGGCTGTATGAGGAGGCTTCTCAACGAGACAAAGAGAAATCCACAGATGGCCCCCTGATCCGAGCCATGGCTCGGGAGGTGGAATCTGTAGTGGCGAACACCAATGCACTAGACCAGCTTCTAGTGGCCATTGACGCTTTCAAATATGGTCTTGAAGCCCCTTCTGCTCTTCAAGGATCAGATCTGACAATGGCTCAAGATGCCATCACCGAGATTCAGGTCACCATGACAAGACTTGGTGACAACGCACTCAACGAGGAAGAAGACAAGTGACTGAGGTTACAATCACTCCCTTCCCTGTACCAAATCTGGTTGGGGTCAACTGTGCTTTTGCTGCTGGGATTGCATGGGTACCTCCCATGAAAGACGTTCCAGAACAGTACAAGTCCCATAGCTACGGATCCACCAGCCGAGCCTACAACCTCTTCACCAATTGGTTTTACAAGGGTCTTGAGGGGCACAATCTAGCTCTTCTCCCACGTGATGGTGTGGATGGGACTGCGGCTTGGTACGCCCTCAAGGTTGTGTTGATGAACTTCGGTCTCAAGCACGAACACAAGACGGCTGCCTTCATGTATCTCTTGGAACAGTGGTTTTCGGACTTCCGCTACCAAGTATCTGGAGGTGGGTTGGAGGTTCCATTTGAGAACCCAGATCTGGAAAAGGCCTACCAGACAGAAGAGTTCAACAAAGCCCCCAAGGCCGCAGCCCCTAAGAAAGGGACTCGGAAGACTAAGAAGCCCACCTCAGTTTCTAGCAACTGAAAGAGGATTGTGATGCAGAAATACGTAAAAAATTCTGAGTTCCTGGTTGATATGAGCCGAGATGAACTGATCCAGAAAATCAGGGCACTGAATAGTGATCTGGAAAACGCTATGAAGGCGAAGATGGAGGCTCAGGACAAGATTGCCTGTATGGAGAGGGAGCGAGACGCTCTGGTTCTTCAAACAACAGGAGAGCCAGTCTTTTCCGTAGGGGACCTGTTCGCGAATCAACCAGCAGTGCAGGCGATCGAGACGCAGAAGCGGAATGGTCGGATGGTCCTGTTCTATCGCGCCATGATCCAAGAGGTCGAACAGGTCGTTCAACCCAGCCGCATTCAGTTGGAGTACCTGAAAGAGCGACTCCAAAAGTACGAAGCGAACAAGTGTCGGGCGTAGGGTCAAGGTGACTCAGAACTTCCGAATTGGGGATAAGCTGGATGAAGTGATCGTTTGGTTGCGCAAGGAGCAAGACAGACTCGGTGGGCCAGAACTGGAATTTCTGATCGATGTACTGACCCGTAGAGGTTCTCATTCGGCTCGTACTTGCGTTCATTGTGGGGGAGAGGTTCGAGAGGTTTACATGGTAGAGGATAGGGTTTGGCTTGCTGCAATGCCTGACCGTAAAGGACATCTTCACTTTGGGTGTCTCGAACGTAAGCTTGGTCGCTTTCTTACCTCAGAGGACTTCTATGAGGCCTCAGTGAACAATGCCGTCTACTTTGGGATGCGTCTCGCTTCAAAAACTTACCTCAATGTTGACGCTCACACAAAAGCAGCAAAATGACCCTCCCCAAACTCTTTCTCTACTCGATTGATTTCGGAAGCACCGGATGCGTTGCGATCATTGCAACTTCACGCGAGGAGGCATCTCAAATCCTCCATGTGAAGAACATCACGAACATCAATCCCCATGACTGGAATGAGCAGCCTGTTCAAATCGGAGCGCACATCAAAGGGTCCGGGGTCGGGGGAGAATGGGGGAGCAAGCCATTTGAACCTCAAGACATGGATGGCTTGATACAGGACATTGAGTGGGCTGAGGTAAAAGAGGAGGCCCTACCCGTTACAGGGGTGGAGAACACCATGAACACCACAGACACCTCAAAGCGGAAACAACTGGAAGCCAAGAGAGACCAGCTTTTGAAGAGCGGGGCGGGCCGTGAAGAACTCTCCTTCGTAAACCACCAGATCTACATGGCCATCTCCAATGAACCCATAGACCCCTGGTCCATGGTAGCTCCGGCCACGGAAGTTCCCACCAAGTGACCACCAAGTACAAGGTGACCCTCTGGCGTGAGGGTCAGTGCTTTGGTTCTCTGGACTCCAACCCATCACGGCTTTTCCGCCACGGGCCGTTTCCAGTGGACATGCATATGTTCAACACACCCAAGGCTCACATTGATGAAGAAATTGCTCGGTGGTGGCCACTTGGACTCATCAAGTGAAGGATGTGGTCATGGTCGCTGCGGGTCTGTTTGAGACGGGTAATACCGATCAGGCATTAGACTTGCTGTACCAAACCGTCCGTCCCAGACTCACTGAAGGGCACATTGAAGAGGTGAGGGAGTTGCTCTGTGATGCCAAAAGAGCGACCCTACCAACATCAGCGCTACTTGCACTCCTCACGATTACAGGAGGCCACAAGGATGATTTTGTGGCCGAGAGACAAGATCTCGCAGACATTGTTGAAGAGAGAACCCCAGAACGTGCTGAACGACTTCTCCGAGGTCTGAGGTAGGAGGAAATCCACATGAACCACAAAGACATGACGATCCCAGCCATTATGGCACTTGCCTCTTTAGCAGGATGGCGTCCAAGCAAGGCTCGGGACCTCTCTGAAAGAGACAAGGCTCTTCGAAGCCCAGAGCTTGTAGCGGAGTTGAAACGCAAAGCAGCTGAAAAGCAGGCACGGAAAGCGAAACGAAAGTGAAGCCACGTTTCTGTGTTGCAGCTTTTTCCCCGGCAGTTTTCGGTTGGAATCCGGGGATGCTGTTTGGGTTCTGTCATCGTGGGCATTGGACCATCCATTGGTGGCCATCGGAACACAATGTCAACACCAAGCTCCCACTCATTTCTGGTGAAATTGACCGATGGATTACACATCGTCATAACTTCGCCCCACTTCCTCAGATCTTGAACACAGGCACAAACCTTCCTGAAGATTTGTCCATGATTTCAATGGGTGGGCCATCTGAAGACACTGAGGACTTCATTCTTGCCTATACCTTCGCAGTCCACAAGAATGTGGAAGCGGAAATCCGCTCCAAAATGGATGCGCTGATCCAACCACTCAGCGACAAGAAGGCACTACAAGGCGAGTACAACCCTGCGGGACTGCGGGACTTGTGAAGAAGGAGTACGGGAATGACACGTGAAGAGTTTGAGATCTGGGTTATGGAGAATGGAGTCTCTGAAGCTATCGAGAGGCTTCCTGAGCAAGACAGATCACTGAAACAGTGGCTGAAGAAGTTCTCCAAGAACCTGTTGGAGATCGCAAGAGAGGACGATGACCTCGAAGAAGAGGACTCGGAAGAACTTGACGAAGAGGAAGAAGACGAATCAGGTAGTCTTGACGAAGACGACTGATGGTTCCTGCTTCAGTCATATCTGCTGCCATCCAAGGGTCTTCCTCATTTCCAGGAGGCCCGACTTGGTCTTTGTTGGCTGATGCTGTTGGTAATGCTCTCGCAACTTGGTCTGTAGTCCCAGGTAACATCGTAATTCAGGGTGTGACTACAGGTGCTGTTGGGTCTGGTCAGGTACTGGGTACCCTGCAACTGACAGGGGGTCCTTCTCTTGTCGTTGCGGGGCTGACAGCCGGAGGTATCTCTGGTGCGACTGTAGCTCAAGTCGGGTCCGCCATAGGTTCTGGGATTCTGACTTCTCTCAGTGGGACACTCCTCTATCAAGGTGTGTCCGCAGGAGTGGCAGTAGGTCTGGACGTAAGCTTCGTAGCAAGTGCAAACCCTAGCACCCTAGCATCTGCCATACAGCTGGCTCACATTGCAGCCACATCTGCCTTAGGTGGTAGTGGGTCTGCTCTTCCTTCTCTTTACACCGCGCTCGCTGTCGGAATTTCCAGTCTCATTCAGACTGCTGTGACAGTTCCAGGGACAGGAGTTGTAACCCCTGCTGGACCTGTTGGTCCAGGCTCTACAGTCGGGACATCCACTTCCTTCATTGTCTGACTGTCGCTATCCAAAAAGGCCATAATGACTGAACCTGAGGACAAACAATTCATCCGCAACGTTTTCATCTTCATGGGTGCTGCACACCTTCCAGACACCCCAGAGAACCGAGACTTGGTGTTGTTGGGTCTCTATCACACAAGGAAGCACGCTGACGAACGTGCTCGCGGAACAACAGCCCAGGTTCAAGAAGAATCAATTGAACTCATCTGGGGAAAATCAATTCCTTCATGAGTAGTTGGAGCAAGGTGTAAGGTAGAGTCTGAAAGGGTTCAACTCACCACAACCGGCGAGCACCCATTTGGAGTCTAATATGTCTAAAAATGAATCAAGGCTTCGCCTCGCATCCCGCTATATCCACACTGGAAATAGCGGTGTCAAACTCTCAATCTTTCGAGACGTACGGAGAGTGGACCGAGCAGAGTTGATTGTGGAGAACAGTGCCTTTGGTGCCTTCCACACAGAGTTGGAAATCCGAGGGAATGATTCCAAGGGTCTTACATCCCATCAGCTTCGAGATTTGGCACTCATGTTCCTTGACTCAGCAGACGCACTGGAGAACCAGTGCGAAATCCCACTGGAACATGGTGGGTCCATTTCAGCCTATGAGGGGAAAGAGCACCCGAGCATAGCCACTGAGAGCGGGAACCGTCAGGCAATCCGGAATCTTCCGGACTCAATAGCCAGGTACCTCCCTGCTGACATTGGGCGGGGGGGAGCGATCGCTTTGGATCCTCAATGTGAGGCTTTGAAACCATTCTTTGAGATCTTGAGGTCGAAGAAGGACCCAAACGAGGATGCATGTGAGGGGAGTTGGAAGCAGGACCCCTCAAAGCGTCCGGTCGCCACCTTGGGCTTTCGGTATTTGATTGCCCGTCGTATTTTTGACCTTGCTGAACTCCACCTGGAAGAATCCCTTAGGGACTACATGATGCCATGGGCTGTAGATCCAGAAGATGGTAACCCTGTGCCACCTGAAGCTGCTAGGCGAAGGCGGTGATTCACCTCTCAGCAACGACAGGGTGAACACAAAAGGGTAATGTAAGCCAGTGACCAACTTCTTTGACGGTTTCGTTCTTCGTGGTGCGAAGACATCCCAAACAAACGCAACTACGACTGCCCCCGCAGACTCAGGTGTGGCACGGGATGTTGTTGCTCCGAGTTCCACGATCTACCCATCAGGGAGTCCAGGTCTTGTTGAGGCACGCGCTGATCAATACCGTTCTGCTGTCCTGAACTCAGTTCTTGGCGAACAGGAGTTCCTTGTTTGGGCTGCAAATACGGGCTCAGTCACAACCCTTGAGGGGCCTGACTGGGTTGTAGATGATGGTCAGGGTGCTATTCCAAAGGGAGGGCTCTCAGTTTTCAATCCAGCATCCCCATCTGGACTTTCAACTGATGGTTCTCCGCGAATCGTAGTCACGGACAATGGTGGACGAGACATTGCAGGGATTGTAGCGATTGAGGTCAAACGTGGTGGCTCAAGTCTCACGTACACTCTTATCGGTGGTGACTTCTCGTTTGTTCCAGGATCTGGAGTCCTGACTCTTCTCCCCACCGCCAACACTTTGGCTGTCACGAATCCAGTAGCTGGGCCTGCTCTGTCTCAGTCCAGAGGTGACTCGGTTGTCTCGGTGTTGTACTGGGTTTCCGCAGCCCGTTTCTGGTGGACACGTAATGACTCGTACTCCACTCGTTTCGGATGGAATGGAGCCACTCAAAAGTGGGAGCCCTATCGTGGTGGGGCTCCAATCAATCTAGGAAAGCTCTCAAGCTCTGGGGTTCGATACGTTCTGTCCCCAAGACCCACAACCCCTGTTGGTAGTCTGTTGCCAGGTAATACTGGTGATTCATACGCCAGTATCCGACTGGGTTCATCACCCAATGCTAGCTCATATGCAGTGGTCGAACGCACCGTTGGTGACTTCTCGGGCATCCTAGTTGTGGAGGATGACCTCGCAAACTCCAGCTACAACTTCGCAAGTTCCAGCCCTCCTTTGGCTGGTGTGATGGGTAGAGCAGCAGGGGAGATCGTCTGGAACCCTGCCTTCATCCAAGCCTACGAAGGATTTGAAGTTTGGTACAACCCACGCACCTTCCTTGAGAAATCGAGTGGTGTTGTTGGAAGCTTGCTCTCAGCCAAGACACGTTCTCTATTCTTGGCTCCAGTACCAAGTTTGGGGGAGCGTCCAATCATCAGGCTTGGGAACAGACAACCTCTTACAGCTCTTCCCTTTGACACAGAGACTGAACTTCTTGCAGCAGTGATCTCAGAAGGCGAAGTTGGATTCTCTATTTCAACAGGCAGAATCCGTCTTTCGTCTGCGGACATCTCAAAGGCAGACCCTGGAACAAGGTTGGCCCCAAACCCATCTTTCGATAAGGGGTACCTAGGGGCTCTTGTTCGATACGATGGAGTCTCTCTCAACCTCTACCCTCAGCCTCTCAAAGCTCCTGTTCTTCTGGTAGATTCCACAGGAACGCCAGTCACAAGCTATGATCCGAGCGTAGAGGTCTTCATCCCAGATGGAGGAGCACTTCCAGGTCTTGGTTCTTCAGGGATTTTGAATGTGCCTGACGGGGTTGGTAACCCACCCGTCGTAGGTGCTGTTTCCCCACGTCCAGGAAGCTCAGGCCTCGTCCGCAGACTGTCTTCCGGGATTGGCGATGTACTCCTATTCACGCAGGGTCGGACAGTTACCTCAGTCGTCCCCATCTCTTTCGAGGACGAACTTCCCACAGACCCTTACCGTGTTCCTGGTGACACAGCTTACGTCTCTTTGCAAAAGAGGACAGGTGCAGGCTCCCTTGTGTTCTTTGGGAGTGTTCCCAGGAAGGACCTCGCGGGACTTCCCGTGTACTTCCGCCAAGCAGAGTTCGTCCCCTCCAGCTATGCGACGAGGTCTCGTCTCATTTCCCGTGTGCAGGACACCTTTGTCCTCGATGGGTCTGAAGTGTTTCGATTCAGATTGGGAGCTACCTCTGTAGTTTGGCTGGCGAGTGCACTGGGAGCTGGAACATTCTCCGCAACCATCATTGCAGCATCGATTCAGGCAAGGATTGCCCTGGCAGGGGCACCTGGTTCTTGCACTCAGATCTCAGGCAGAGTTGTAATCTCCCACACATCATCAGGTCTGGTCAGCATTGGGTTTGAACTCTCTGGCTGTGCGGCTCTTGGTTTTGTACCTGGTTGGTTGACTTCCCCGAGTGGTGACTTCAGCGCCACGGACCCCAACTGGATTGCTGATTACGGTGGTGAGTTCGGATTCTACAGGTCACCTCGGGACTTGGATGGGTCCCAACCGATTCCAGATGTTCGCGACAAGTACCGTCTGGAGTCCAGAACTCTTACTGGAAACATCAGCCCAGTCACTTTCCAGTTCTTGGACTTCGCCCCTCGCGAGGACATCGCTGGTTACGATGAGGGCGTCTTCTTTGCTCTATCTGCTGCTGGGGCTCCAGGAGCATCGCCAATTGTAGCCCGTCCGCTTCAGCCTTGGGAGGATGTGAAGTACCTCTTTGAGGAGAAGAAGTTCGCTTGGGTTTCCTCAAGTGGATCCACCCTCCAAGTCCAATCTCCTGTTGCAGGAGTCAACTTGGGGGTAGCGGGTGTGCTGCCCGAGAGCCTGATTGCACCTCTCAATGGTTTCCTGAAGGTCTCCGCCGATGGTGGTCCGTTCTCGTATCTGGAACCTGGTGTTGACTTCATCCTAGTTGGTGGTGGGACAACAGGTGAGGCCATTCTCGTTGACCAAGTTGGGGCTCGGTTTCTTGAGGGCTCACGTGGCAGGTTCCCAGTTGGGTCGATTCTTACGGATGTGTCCGTGGACTTCCTTGCTCTTGGGGTGTCCACAGGAGACCGTCTGAAGATCATCTCGGGTGGAGATCAAGGCTCATACACAGTCGAAACCGTAAACGTAACCAGTCTTCAAGTATCCCCTCCATTCCTTGTGGGGGATGAAGGGGTGAATGTCTCGTACGAAGTCTTCAGAGGTGTGTCTCCAGGATTGGTTGACCCCGCAGTTGTGGCAGATGTTCTGTATGAGGAGTTTGACCACCTGGCTGAAGAACCCTTCGAGATTCGGGTCCTGACGAATCAGGGTATTGGGGGAGGGGTGTTGGTCTCTGCGGATGCCGCTAAGAGCATCGAACAGAAGCGCCCTATTTTCGTTCGTGTTGGCCAGATAGGACTTGACATTCCCCTTCGAATCCTATCCAGGAAGAATCTTGGTGTCGTCTCAAATGGGGTTCTTTTTGTTCCGAATTCAGGTGTTCGGTTCACTTCTGGGGCCTTTGACCTTCGAATCGGAAGCACTCTGTTCGTGCAGGGAGTTGGGCTTCTCCCCGTGGCTTCGTTCTCCATCAACCCAGTGTTTGTGGAGTATCTGACAACAACAGGGGAGTTGAAATTCGGTAGTGGGGTCCTGGCCGAGTACCAGAGTGCAAGTGTTCAGTACGTGGAAACGCTGTTGGCTGGGTCAGACTTGGCTTCTGGAGATGCCGAAATCGATCCAGATACAGGGGACCTTGCGGTATCCGCAGCTGACTTGATTGTTGGAGACCCAATCTACTTTGTTGAGCAGCTCTCGGTGGAGGGCACAACAGACTGTGTGGTCAACCCAATCTTGGGTACGTTCACCTTCCTGGCGAACCCGATTCGCCCCTATCAACTGGTAGAGGTCACGTACTACAGAGCCAATCCAAGTACAGGGGCTTTGTACCTGGACTCGGACAACAACCCTGTTCGAATTCGTGAGTTCCTCCCTCTCTACATCAGAGCAGAGGTTGCAACCCGCATATCCAGCCAACTCTACTCCTTCAACCCAACAGGGAGGACAGCCGACCCTCTGGTCTCACCTGTCGTTTACACAGGTTCCAAACAGCAAACTTACGGCCTGCCTTTGGGTTGCTCTGTGGATTTCACGCGGAACACCATCTCTCTCAACGAAGAAGTGGTGGCGGGAACGAAGGTAACAATCTCCTATGCTGTCTTCGAGGCCTTTGGTGGGGAGACTTCATACACGGTCTCTGCACCACCTGTTTGGAGGCCTCCATTCAGTCTTGCTAAGGGCCAGACCTCATTCCTTTTGGACTCGGACAGGACGAGTGATGTAGTAGCGGGAAAGGCACTGAGAGTTGGGGCCTTCACCACTTACGTGACCTCTTCTGTGTACGATGCTTTGAGTGACACGACTGAGGTGACAGTGTTTCCGCCCACCAACTATGGCGCGGGATCTCTCAACCCAGGACAGAATGCCCTGAGCTTGATCTCGAATCTGCCCATAGATTCGAGCTTCTTGCCTACACTTGCGGAAGCCCTAGGTCTCCCAAACACTCCAAAGTTTGAGCCTGTGACCCAAGGTCAAGTCGAAATCAAGATTGAGGGGAACCTGACTCGCTACACAGTGGCGGGCCATCTCCTCGAACTCTTCGGACATCCATTTGCGATTGTGAAGGGGGGTCTCTCTTCTGATGGACGCACCACAACCATCACTGTGGCCAGCCCGTTTCCGAGCACATTTGAATGGTCTTCGACCATGCTTGACAGCGATGCCAAGATCTCTGCTCGCCCAATTTACCCATCAGGGGCTACTCAGTTCCTAGGAGTCAGCCCGTTCCTCCCTACAGAACCCTTTGAGGTCATCCTCTTTGGTGAACTGTCCGAGGGGGGAGATCCTCTACCAGGACGTACATTGGTCTCAGGTAAGGACTACAACGCAACCTCTGGGAATGGGAGCCTAGCCTTCATCTCTCCTCGTCAGGGAGGTGTGCGGTCAACTCAGAAGCTTGTGTTCTCCAGAACAGACACCAGGACCTTGAGTCCTTTCGCGTCAAAGGGAGCACTTCAGTACCCTAGAGTGTCCTCAGGATTCTTGTTCGTAGACCCTCCTTCAAAGCAGAATGGAAGAGAAGGCGGGCTGCTTCAAGGCACCTACACCTTTGAAAGCCCGGACTCATTCTTCGTACAGGCCAAGTCCTTCAAATCCTATGTGGGGGATGTGGCCTTGGAGATTCAGAAGCAGGCTACAGCATCTGAGCCTTCTTTGGGTCCAACCCTCTCAACAGGCGAAGTCAAGTCCAATGGCGACTTTGGTAGGGTGGGTATCTCTTCAGAGAGATCAAACCTCATAGACAAAGACCGGGCGGCGCGTGCCTTCCTGGGGTTCTTCAACTCAACAATCTCTTCATTTGAGCAGATCACAGAGACTCTGAGTGGAGAGTTGGTTGGGGAGAAGGACGGGAAGCTTCGTCTCTACGTGGGCAAGGATGATCCTTGGACGCCTCCTGGATACGAAGACCAGATCACTGGAGCACTCAATCCAAGGGTGCTTTGGTTTGATGCTTGGACTTCAGCTCGCTCTGGTCTTCCGATGATTCAGCTGTTGACGACGGATCCTGTAACAGATCCTCTCAACACCCAGGTGGACTCAAACGGTAGGCCCTTCGGAGCATACCAAGACCCATCTTCTTTCTCTGCTCTCACAGGATATCAAGAAATCCTTGTGAAGAATGACATTGATGATGTGGTGTTGACGACTCGTATTCGGACAGAACGAAAATTGAGTGGGTTCATCACCTTCCGAGTTCTATCCTTCGGCCAGTTCTCAGATTTGAGTCAAGCAAGTCCTTTCTCCAGACTCTTCCCAGAAAAGACCATGGGTTTCACAACCCTCAGTCCAGGTCTTGATGGGGATGAGGCAACAGGGGCTCCAGGAGTCTACTCAGCAGGAAAGCTTGGGCTTGACCCTCTTGGTTTCCTTTTTGGCGCTCCATTCTCTCTACGTTCGACTACAGGGACCACGATTGGGCAACTAGAAAACCCGGTCCTGGGACAGATACAGAATGTGTTGGGTGTCCAGGCTCGGGATCGTCGAGCTAGGGCTCGGGTCTGGGCTTACTCCCCCACAGGTTTCCCTGAGGTTGATGCTCTTTCCTCAGGTAGGCCTTCCATCATCGCGACCCCACTCTCTCTTGTGGAATTCCCAATCCTGTCAGACACAGGTCTTCCAGACACCACACAGTTGGCGTCGGAGAGTGGAGGTCCATTGCCCACGGGGCTGAATGACCTCCTCACGGGATCTCCTGAACTACACACGCCTCCCTTTGCGCCTGGAATGCAGCTGGCAGTAGGTTCCCCAGATGGAAGTTCAACCGAACTTGGGTATGCCGGAACCACATTCCCAGTAGGTCCTGAATCCCGTTACGCAGGGGTCTTTGTTGACGCCGTGTTGAAGGGGTGTGTGATCACCCTCAAGAGCAAGGACATATCCGGAGCAGATGTACCCATTCTTGATGCCCTCTTGCTTTTGTCACTGTCCTCTCCAACTAACGGTTCTGTGCTCAATCCTTCTCGTGGGGACACAGTCTTTGCTATTCCAGGGACTGGTTCTGTCCTCCCTGTAACTTCGGATCCTCCCACCATTGCTGAACTCCAGGCTTTCACGAGCACGACCCCGACCTATAGGACTGGTACAGACCTCAACTTCACAGCTCGCACAGGTGAGTTGACTGATGCCACTCTCCCATCGTTTTCAGACCCTACTCTGTTTGGTCTGAAGGAGATTACAGGCCAGCATCCACCAGCCCCACTCTCGACGTTGGAAGCCGTTGTTTCGTTCCAGAACGGGTCACGACTTCCAGTTTTGTTCCCAGGACTCAAGGGTGAGAAGACTCTGGACTCAGGGGATTACTCCCTTCCATACTACGGGTCTCCAACAAACGAGTTGGAGATCTTGGGCTCCGCTGCCTCCCTGATCTCCACTCTTGTGAGGTCGGACAGCCCAAACCCACCACCAGTTGCCCCTCCATCTGTCCCTGCTTATTTCACAGAGGCAGTTTTCCCAGATGAGACCTTGGGTTCTGCTGGACGAGTTCAAACCACGCCACCCTCAGAGCGATCTACGCTCACCACCTTCGAGGACTTGTTCCGTGGTACTTCATCGGGCGCTTATCCACCTCCTCCAGGTCATGCTGGGGTTGGTGATGTCAACCCATATGACCTCTTGCTTATCCAGGCTCCAACAGGAGTACCTGGAGTTGCAGGATTCCCGTTGGGGTCAACTGGAGTGCACTCCATTGCGAGAATTCAACCAGGTGCCCCAAACCAGATTGACCTTCCTCGGTTTGTCACTCCTGTAAATGGGAACCTCACGTACCAGGTAGACCATGGGATTGCATGGGTTGCTTACCCATTGTACGGGTCAGGGATTGTCGTTCAAGAGGACACGACTCTTTCTCCAGACGAGACCATTTTCGATCTGTCTTCGGTTGGGTCCTCTTCGATTGTGCTTGATGACGGATCAGGCGGAGGCCTGCTTCCGGTACCTGTAGGCGGTCTCAATGACGTGTTTGGAACAAACGACAAGGGGTCAGTTCTCTGGATTCGTCTGATAAACAAGGCCACAGGTCAGTTCGTGCCTGGAAGCACAGTCCGAGTGGAGAAGATCTCAACTGGTGCAGACATCCTCACATCAGTCTTCGAGGTTTCTGGGGACAACGGAGTCACAGCCGTGCCTGTCACCCCAGGGGGATTCTACTTCCTACCAGATCGAGTCGTCATCAAGACGAACACCCCATTCTTCAATTTCGGACCCTACAACCCAGTAGTTGGACCACCAGGCACCACAACAACAAGTGGTTTCCATGACTTCACGTTCTCTGTGCTCAGCAACATTTCTGAGTTTGCTACCATCAACTCTGATCGAGTGACTTTCCAAGACCGAATCGACTTTCGATCTGCCTTGCCTAGAGGGTTCGTACATCCCTTCCCTGGAGGGTCCCTCATGGAATGCCAACTCTCGACTAGATTCTTTGGAGCCACTCTTTTTGACACGACCACAGCAACTCTAGTTGCTCGCTCCAACTTGGTGAACGACATAGACAACATCAATGACGGACTCCCATTCACCCTCCCAACTCGAAATTTGACACCTTCTGTAAACGGGGTTGGGACTTGGGCGGCTGGAGTTGGTTCGCTCAGGGTTCTTGGGTTTGAAGGTCAGGGCAACATCCCAATCGATGCCACTGACATTACTTTCACGGCAATTCCATCCTCTCGCCAAGATGGTGTAGGCCCAATTCTCAATGGGACGTTCTTCGTTGGAGAGCTACAGGGACCAGGGGCTCCATTCTCCATAGTGGGGGAGAACGTATTCATCCCAATTACAACACACACAGGTAGCTTGGGTCGGGTTCAACCTGGTGATGTGGCCATCATGAAGGGAGTTTATGATCCCTTTTTGGTTCTTTCTGCCCCTGTGGGTTCTGGAAAAGTGGGGACGTATCTTGTTCGGGCAGCTGTAGAAAGCACGCCTTTGGACCTTCCAGGACATCGACTGGACCTTACGGTTTCTGTGGGGGATGCAGGGTGGTTCGACTTCAGATTCCCAACGGTTGTGAGCATGGTTGGATCAGACCTAACGGTCTCATCTCTTCTTCCCTTGAGCCCACTTCAAGACCTGAATGCTGCACCTGTCGCTTCTTCTTTTGCCTTCCCATCTTCAGGACGTGTGTTCCTGATTTTGAATGAGTCTTTGGTGGGGAGTGCTGGAAGCGCAGTCTCTGCTGCTTACTCCTCTCTGGATGGTCCTGGTTCCAGGTTCCTAGGCCTTTCAGGATTTCAGGATGCGGTTGGAAACCCAATCACACTCACAGCGTTCCAGAACGCGGCCGCGTTCGGTGTTCGTGTGTCTGGGATGACAATTCTCCCTGTAAATGTCTGGCAGGAAGGGTCAGTCGCTCAAAATCTCCCAGGGTACACAGTCTGGCCAAGCCCTCCTTTAGGAACAGAATTCTACTTTGGGTTTAGGGAAGTGACTGCATCCCGTAGCTCATTTGGGTCCGTCACCTACGATGCTGGAATTGCAACGTTGGTGGGCGTACCACCAGGACCTGCACAGATCTCGGTGTACTCAAAAGTGAAGGTGGCTTCGACATCGTTCCTCCAACTTGATGAGCCTGTTTACGACAACATCCCAGGTGGTTTGGATTTGAGCAATTTCTCCTGGACGACGATTCACGGTGCTGGACCAGCATGCCTCTACCCCAACGACATCTTTGAACTTCGTTACCATGCTCAAAATGGACTTTTTGTGGAGCCCTCTTTTCCTGTTTCGGGGAATGATCTGGCTGCTACGAGAGTCAACGTTGTTGATGCAGGGCACTCTCTTCTCACCTCTGAAATTGGGACTCGAAACATCTCATCCTACATCTCAGGCGTAGGTCCAAGTGGAGGGTCTCTTTTGGAGGTAGGTCAGGTTGAGGTGCGTCGGATTCGAAGATTCCATGACTCCTTCGGAGCACTGGCGGATTCACTGCGTGACCTACGATTTGTCTACGAGATTCGTCGTGGAATCGTTCAGACATTCACAGGTTCAGGGTCTACTGGAGTTCTCGTTGCACAACCCGTGGACACACAAAACCCGCCTCAACCACTTGTAGGTGGTCGGGCTACTCAGCTTGGGGACTTCACAAACTCGAACATTGGGATCCGTGCTGGAGACTCTGTAAGATTTTTGTCCAACTTGAGTGGTGAAGTTGTGGCTGTAGCCGAGGTTCTTGTAGTAGAGACTGGTAGAACCCTCACGCTCTCAAAGAATGCTCTGAATTTGGTGGGTCCAGGCACTAGATTTGAGATCTACCTGAGGTCTGCACCAGTGCCACATGAGCAGTCTTGTGCAGAACTCCTGGAACTTGCGACAGACCGGATCCTTCTGGACAGACCAGCTGACCTTATCACCCAAGTAGGAGGTTCAGTCGCCTATGTGGCCGACGTAGATCCTCAAGTAGCCTACGACCAAAGCGTCAACATACTGACTGACACACTCGATTTCGGAGCCCTTGGGATTCAACAGGGGGACATTCTGGTTGTTGACCCAGCAGGACCTCTTAGAGGACCCACGGGTTTTGCACCTACTCCAGAACGTGGTGTTCGACCGTTTGGGGACACTTCTGTTCTCCCACGAGGGGCTCCGACCTATGTCCCAGGCTCACCACATCGCATCGATGACAATCGAGGGTACTACAAGGTCCTGACCGTGACACCCACAACACTTGGTGTTGTGCCTTTGGGCGGAGTCCTGGCAGGTAATCGGACATCAGCAGATGCCATCATAGATGGGCAGTATGCTGTTTACCCAACGGTTCACGGGTCTCTCTTGTCAGGAGGCTTGGAAGGTCAAATGGATTTGCGTCCAACGGGTTATGCGGATGGGACAAACTCCTTTGCGTCCAATTGGCTCTCGATTGCTCCATTTGCGTACAAGGTGATTCGACCTACCACATTCCTCACTGAGGAGACTGTGGAGCTGATTCTAGCTACCCGAGAGAGAATGCTCTCTTGGATGGAAGAACTCAGAGGGATTTTCGAGGCTGAGAAATCTGGGTCGTACTTCGTCTTCCAGAGAGATGAACACATTGCAGACCTTGGAGACACATCAGATCCCTTGGATGGCCTTGGTGTTCTCTTCGATGCCTACATCGCAGGCCTTGAGGGACTTGTTCGAGAGTCCCCTTTCGCGAATTCCTCTGACTGTCTATCTATTCTGGACCGCAGGTTTTGGGGTCTTGACTTCAGACTTGACTATCTTCGCCCTCCATTCTCCCCACTTGACCCTCCATATGCTGACTTTGAAAATGGCGTTGGTCGACCCACGTTGCCAGATAGGATCGAAGAAGCTCTTGAGCAGCGTGACCAACTCAGAAACTCTCGTTGGGCATGGCTCACAGTTCGCACAGACCGAGTGTCTGGTACTTTGGCGAGCATCCGTCGATTCGACGAAGAAGCACCACGCCGTAAGGCCGAGCAACAGCGTCTTTTGACCTTGGTGAAGGGTACTGAGAAGGTATGACACCTGAGGAACTACGGGAGAATCTCATCAAGCTTGGGTTGGACCCAGAGAGCCCAAACTGGACTAAGACGAAGTCCATTGATTTGGGCAAACTCCCATTCATCCAGCACCAACGTGAAAGCCTCCAAAAGGTGGCAGACCTTTTGGAGGCTCAGAAAAGCAGCAATGAGGAGAAGATTCTAACGCTCAGGGAAGCGTTGTCTCGTCTCAACCGAGGCGGTGGAGCTTAGCTCACGACAACACTGCTGCGCGTTCCAACTCTGATGCACAAGACAGAGTGTGCGCAGCAAGATCCCCAAGATCCTTCGCTGGGGCTGTGTTCCCAAGCATCCTCTGCTCGTTCTCCTCACGAATGAGTTCAGCTGCACGTTCACGCTCATCGCGTGCCATATCCATCAAGACTTTGTCAAAACTTCCTGTCATGGTCATCTCCTTCGTAACCCAACTCTACCCACTCACAGAAGCTCGGATGGAATCTCGACAAACTGACCCTCAAATGAGAGGTGTTTCAGGACCTTAAAGTCCTCAGAGACTAGTTCCTCTTGGATTTGTGGGTAGTCCTTGATATCGAAGGACCGACTCTCATTCTGACCCATGGAGACTTCAAGGCTTCGGCCCTGATAGTGTTCAAGGTTGACTCTTCGGATTGTGATGTAGAGGTGCTCCCCATTTTCGAGAATCAACTCTACGTGTTGGTTACAGATGGACTTGTTATCAAGGACTCTTGCTCGCATGGCGGACTCTTGAGGTTGAGAGGGACGACACCCAGATAACGAAAGTCATGTCGTCTTTTCTCCTCACCAAAGAAGTGATCCACCAGGAACTGTCTCGCCCTCTGTAAGAGGGCACAATGGTGGAAAGTCTCCAGGGACAATATCTTTGTGTTTCGGCTGACACATGGGGTTCCCCTTGCGTTCTTCCCGGAGGGGGTGCATGCAGAAAGGATTTCCAGTCCAGTTGGATTCCTCCCTGAAGGGACACTGAGTTCTGTTGAGGATCTCCAACGTAATCTTCTTCATGTTCTATCCTCAACCAAAAGATGATTCAATCCCAAGGTCCATGCTCAGTTCCGGAAAACACTTGAAGTACGTCTCTTTCGCTGATTTCATTGCACTCGGGTAGTCCAGATGTGGATCTGTCTGGAGAATGTTCACAAATGTCTCTCCAGTCAGTGGGATAGTCCTCTGATTCAAAGCATCTCTTGAACTTGTGAACACATACGAGAGAACAAAAGATCCGGTCTTAGAGCCATGTGGGATGACGTAATTGAGTCGTCCGATGACGTAGCAACGTACACCCGTCTTTTTCAGTTCTTCCGCTTCTTGCCTCAAACGTTCGTTTTGGAGACGACATTCCTCCGCATGAACTGGGCAAGGTCCGTCCCCAAACGCATCGCAGGAGCATTTCTTGTTTGGAGCGTCAACTTGTAGATGTCTCATGAGTATTCCTTGACGGCGACCTTGGTTCAGTCATTGATTCCTTCTCTTACTCTTCCGCACCACTTTGACTTCCTCTTTCTCTTGAGGACGGCTATCGGGATCGTCTACACGAACCTTGATAGGAGGTGGGTGGATTCGGTCTAGTTGCTCGCGGACGCTGTCACTCATTGAGCGGTCTGCAATCAGAACACCTAGGACGTCTTCCAATTTAGAGGCAGTGAGTAGTTCTAGCTCAGCCTTTGCACGGCTTCGCTCCATCTTCTGGCGGTGTTCTTGTTCGTCACTCAGTCTCTTGGCCCGAGCGGTAACCAAAACCAATAGAGGCTTGCCTAGCTGACCTATGGTTTTGGAAACCACAAGGAAGGTCAGAAACAGACAGAGAGCGGTAATGAACAAGGTTGGCTCCAGGTAGCAACTTAGGTTTCGACCTTATCGAAACTCAATGGTGAGGACGAGATGAGCGACCACGAAGACATTGCAACCCTTGATGGGTACTTTCTGAGTCAAACAGACTCAAACTCGGAAAGAGCTGGAAAGGCATGGCGCAGGGTCCGTGCATCTCTCGCTAGAGCCAAGAGAATTTCCTCTAGTTCGCTACCTGCGGTGGGTGGTGCTGTCCAACACTTTGTGGCAGCACGGGACCACCTCTCAGAAGGTATTGAATTCCTCTCAGGAAAGTTCCTTCCAGGTTTGGATGAGAAGTCTCCTGATGATGAGACCTAGGTCTTTCTCAGTTCGGAGATCAAGTCCAAGAGCCCGTCTATGACGTTGTAGTCACTACCAAACTCCTTCCGCTCCCTAGCTCGAATTGCTCGGAGTTCGGCTTCTCGTTCAGGAGTTATGACAGTGTGCCTACCTGGTGGTTTTTCAATTCTGGTGATGTCTACAGGATTGACCTTGTACTGAGTCACGTCTCCCACTGAGACGACTGGGGAGAGCAAGTCGTCGTCCTTCACCATCAGACGTGCCCGCGCCACCAGAGGCGGAGGCGGAGCCAGCCCATGGCTAGGAATGGTATGACCATTGCGAGGTGATTGAGTTCTCCATGGCAGTTCAAATGGCAGTCCATTGTTCACCCGACTTTCTTGGGGCTCAGCAATCTCTTGATGTGGAGTTCACCCAGAGACCTCTTGTCAAAGTAGTCTGGGGTTCGATTCTTGTACTCAAAGAGGAGCCAAACGCCAGAATTGGTGAGGTCGATGATCCGAGAGTGGTAGTGAAACTCTCCATGTCGTGAAACGTAGTCGTAGATGGGGTCTTCCAGGAAAGCGTTGTGTCCATGCGAAGGCACGAATGGAAGTGTTGGCTTCTCAGCCTCATTCCGATGTCTCCCGAGAGTCCAGACAAAGTCTGGGCCAAATCCCACAATAGGAATTTGACCTCGGCCTCGCCCATCTGGGTGGATTGGCATCCAGTGGAGTTCTTGCTTCTTCTCTTGTTCCATGTGTCGCTAACGTTTGGCCACGCCTCTTTTCCCAATTTACTCCCTGAGGCTCTTTTTCTTGACGATGGGTAAAGTAGAGGAGAAAGAAGAAAGCAAAGCATGGCAACCACAGGAGAATGGGGCGGGCTGCAAATACGGTTCGAGATTCCCGAGATCACAGACGCCGTGTCTGTGGTCAATGGAATTTTCGACCTGGTCATCACAGCATTGGACATTGCTCTGAGTGTTCTCAGCATCATCAAGAGTTTCACCCCGAGTCTCCTAAACCCCATTCAAGCCATCATCCAAGAGCTAATTGCAGTCTTGCAGAAACTCTCTCTGGATTTCCGAAAAGCAGGCTTCTATGTACATGGGGACTGGTATCTGCTGGATGACAGCACTCGGAACCAGCTTCTTGGCGGGTACGTGGGCTACCAGAATCGAATGCTCACTCGCCTGATGGATCGAACAGACCTGCAACGTCCAACCTTTGCTCCCTCTACTTCTGTCCTCGCTCTGTTCTTGTACGTTGGGGTTGACGTATCTTTTGTGGATGGTGTTCGAGGGGTGACAGTACCTGGAGGCCTTCCAGACTTCGCGCAGTTTGATCTCCTCAACCAGCTTGTGTCTGGGTTCGCTACCTTCTTTGGTTTTTCGATCAACGCCAACCCACTACCTACACCAAGTGGTTTGCAGGCCAACTTCGTGGGGGGCTCTACCAGACTGCCCACAGGTGGATCCTCTGCCTCATCCGTTGCAACATTCCGAGCATCCCTATCTAGGACGCTTGGTCGAACCAGCACGATTCTACAGTGGGGTCTTTCCCCTAGTCCTGGGACCAACACGACAGTCCCATCTCCACTGGTCCCCCCAGATGGCTTCCTTGTCGAAGTCTCTTGCTTCCCAGAAGGTCTGTATGTTGGCTACCTTGCTCCTGTTGAGGGAAGCACTGGTGGAGTGGATGGGGTGCCTAGTGTTGGAAGCTCGGAGACACCTTCTTCCTACTCCACAGGCCTTTACCTAGAGGGGAACACGGGTCGTCCGCTTCAGATTTTTGGAGGTCGGGATTCCATCAAGTTGGACCCAGGGGTGAACTGGGAAGACAGTTTTGAAGAATCAGGGTCTCTGAAACCAGGTGCGAAACCAGCGTTTTTTCTTCAGAACTTGGATTCCACTCAGCTTATCCACACGAATGTGTTTGATGGCCCTGCTGGAGACAGCCGATTCTTCAACGGACGCACTTTCTACATCTCACATGAGGAAGTGCTTTCACAATCTTTGGTTGGCGGGACATACTCGTTTGAGTTGCTAGCCGACGATCTCCCTTGGATAACCCCATTCCTTCCGGATGGAACTCCAGACTTTGGGAACGCAAGAAAGCCTCAATCAGTCTACGTGCGTGTTCTCTCTGTGAGCAACAAGGTTACGTCCGCCTCAGGATTCCGATGGAACATAGTCCAAAAGACTACCCCTGAGTCAGTGAACATCGTACCAGCAGCCGAGGGATTGCAGACCACAGACAGAAGTTTGGCTTCCAGCGCTGTCTCAGTCTCTTTCCCTACAGCAGAGGCAGACACATATCTTCAAGCACTTAACACAGCGTTGGCTGTGATGGTGTTGTCTCGGAGCGATGTTCTCCTGCCAAGCGTGAACTTGAATCCTGCCCTGAAGGCCTCATACACAGAACTCGTAACCTCTTCTTATGGCGAGGAGGTCACAAGAAGGTCGACCTATCGAGAGACTGGCCTTGAGACTTTCGCACAGAACCTGTTGCCCATCTTTGGTGACATTGAGGACTACTTCACTACTTCAGCGACTCCCATGTCTTTTGGGAGTGATCTCCGAACCAAGATTGCAGTCTTGGCGGATCAAATTTTCGAGCATCAAGGGAATCTGCCTCAGTCTGTGCTTGAGTTGAGATCCTCTGCGTTCAATGAACTGCTTCAATGGACATGGTCAAAGACAACTACAGCGGGTGCTTCAGGTCTTGAGTCTCTCAACTTGTCCATCTTGGAGAGTCTTACGGTCACAGACCCTGAGGGTAACCCACACACGATGTACGTGGCGAAGAACCCAACTTGTTTTGAGGGGTTGAGCACAGAACCCACTCGCTCAAAGGGCATAGCTAGGGATTTGGGTGTGATTGCCTCATACAAGACAAACCCACCTGGGTTTGGGTGGGGCGTTCTCGGGATAGAGACACGACTGCAACTCCAGTCCCCTGTTGTGGTGCCTCGGATGACAGGGAACACCACACCAACACGAGCTTGGTATGCGCGAGAACTCTTCACACCCGAGGTTTACAGGCTGTCTGCAACAGTCCTAGGACTTGCAGCAGGAGAGAGTACAGCAGCGGGCGGCTGGATTGCAGTCAGGCCCTTCCAGTCAATTGGGAATCTCTCTGGCCTCCCAGATGTGACTACGTTCATCCAGGATTTCCTTGAGACGATCGCAGCTGGTGTGCAAGGTGGGGCAGACCTCATCTTGTCCTTCATCAGCATGTTGGAGCAGAGAGTTCGAGAGATTCAGGAAATCCTGAGACGTATCCGTGCCTATCTCTCGATCCCACTTTCCATCACAATCCCAGATGCTGTAGGTCTAGTGCTTGTTGGAAATGGCGTTGATGGCATAGTTTCTGGTCTGACTTCAGCCACCAACCAACCAACTGATGGGCCTGAATCCCATGCTGGGGGTCTAGTTGTCTTGGCTGGCGGGGTCCCTGCGTTGATCACGGATCTGATCAGTCTTCTCGTTGCATCCTGAGTCTCGGTCCCTGATGTAGTTTGCAGAGAACCTCAGAGTCTGTGCGTTTAGGGTGCCAAAGTTCACGGCTAGGGTGACAACTTCTTCAAGGGTTGAACGCTTCTTCATTAGGAACCTCCGAACGCCACTCTAAAATCAAAAGCTGAAGGAACGCAAAAAAGCGTAAGAGGAAGAATGCTATGCCCCCAGTGTGAATCCAGCACCTCTTCTTTCAAGTCCTCGGGAGATACTACATACTCCTGTAACAGTTGCTCGTGGAGAGAGACTGTGTCTGAGAAGGACACAGTCTCCAAGACCCCTGAGACCAGAGATGCCCCAGCTAAGACCTGGAGAAAGCTGGAAGTCCCAAAGCCTTGGAAACCTGAAGTGGGTGAGGTTATGGAAGGTCTGTATCTGGGGGCTCGAATCGTTGAGGGCAGGTATGGCCAGTACAAGCAGCATCTGATTCGGGCCACAAACCTTGAGTCCAACAACATCATGTTCTTGACTGGAGTTGTGTGTGACTCGTTCTTTGCCTTGGTCCTCCCCTCAACCCAAGTCAAAGCCGTCTTTCTTGGGCTTGTTGAGAACTCCCGAGAAGGTGAGTACAAGAACTTTGACCTTTACGTCAGGGAGGACTGAGATGAACTACGTGAAAGTGGAGGCTCTGTGAACAGCAAGCTTGACAACGATGACGAGTCTTACCTGCACCCAGATGGTACTTTTGGTGTCTCGGATGAAAAACAGGATGGGCGCAATACCTCACAAAGAGAAGCGGAACTTGTTCGGGAGGCTTTGATGGAAAACCCGAGCATGTCCTCAAAGGACGCAAAGGAACTTGTTGCTGAGTTCATGGCATGGCGAAGAGGACAGACCACTGAACTACGGGCCATCAACGCCAATACTTTGAAAATCCTTGGCTACGACATTGTAGCCACACCAGACGATGCCAGCATCATGCGCAGCGAATGTGGTACAATCTCACTCAAGCACAGGAAAGCTGATGGATGGGGTGATGAGCAGTGGGCACTTGATGTCCACGTCAATGCGCACTTTCATGTCACAACGTATGGGGCCACGTCAAAAGAGGTTGAAGAGAAAGCTGCGGGCATCATCGAGGAAACGAAGCAAGACTGCATTGTGGCGCTTCGAGGGTATGGCGAATATGCGTGAGCACCTATGAGCACCAAGATTTACAACGGGTTTCGATGCGACATACTCCACTTTGAAGACGCTCTGACTTGGCTTAGAACCGAGTTGTTCAGCGGGTACACAGAGCGTTTTGCTCCAGCTACAATGGGAGAGCTACGTAGGGAGCGGGAGAACATCGGAGGGTGTGGGGTTCACTTCTGGCCTCACAAAGGCAGCGTGTACATGGTGGCCTATGGCCCCAAAGACGCACGAGCCAGGGTCTCAAAAGAGAGTTTGCCTTCCTACCTGGAAGACTTTTCGTATTGGAACAACACAGAGGGCCCAGAAGATGTCTCTGAGCAGGAGTGGCACAACCGTCAGGAGGTTTGGGGCCATCTTCTTCAAGGCAATGGGTGGGAGTATCGTTCGACAATACGTGTTATCAACGAGGACGGCTGGACAGACAATCTGTTGAGGCCATTCGTTGACAAGGACGCCCCACCAAAGCCCCGAGATCCAGTCCAAGAATCCACTCTTGATCCTGGAATCACTCGAACAGTAGGTTGGCTTCAAGGTTTGGGATTCCATACAACGGACTCAGGGGATGGGGTTTCAAAACCCAAAAACGAGAGAGTTTTTGATTTCCCACATGTGGTGATCGTTGTAGACAACCCGGAACACCTCATCAGTGAATCGAAGAGGATCCAGTTCTTCCTGGAGCTAAGAGGCATCTTTGTGGAACCACAAACTGAAGATGGCTTGGGGGTTTCGATTGAAGCCGCTTATGACCTGGGGGCTAGAGTTGGAACTATCCTCCTGTCCGGAGTCTCGGATGCCATCTTGAATCTCCCAACCCCAGAATCTGAAGAAAGAGTGCGGAAGGCTCTCACCATGAAAGAACCCAATGTTACTTGATATCGCTGTAGCCGATGCCTATGGAGCAGGGTTTGAGTTTAAGGATGACGAGTTCATTCAAAAAAACAACGACCTGTACTACCGCCCCCATGCTCTATCGAACAAGGATAAAGGGGTGTACACGGATGACACCCAAATGTCTATCGCCATTGCTGAAGTAGTTCAGCGGTACAGGGATGAGGCAGCAAATGGAAGAACACCAATCACAAAGCTTGAGATCGCCAATGCTTTTGTAAGGTGTTTCGAGCGGGACCCACGAGAAACATACGCCAAGGGTTTCTACAAGTTTCTGTGCAGTGTGAAAACTGGTCAGCAGTTCCTTGATGAGATCAAACCAGACAGCACAAGATCAGGCGCCGCTATGCGAGCTTTGCCAGGTGGGATCTTTGCTTCAGTGTTTGATGTAGTCGAGTTCTCAATGCTCCAGGCATCAGTCACTCATGACACGCCAGAGGGCAGAGACAGCGCTGCGGCGGCTGCCTTGATGTTTCACTACTGCTACTACGCTCTGGGGCCCAACAAAGACCTCCCCTACTTCTTGAGTCAACATATCTCAGGATACGATTGGTGTGGAGACTGGTCAGGACGTGTGCCTTGTGACGGGATCGCGTGTGTGCGGGCAGCTGTCTCAGTGTTGAAGCGAGCCACTGAACCCAATCTCCTCCTCCAGTTGTGTGTGGAGTTTGGCGGGGACACAGACACGGTTGCAGCTATTGCCTATGGAGCAGGCATGCAGTCCAAAGAACTGAGCTGGATGAAAAACCCTAGGGTCTTCCCAGAACATCTGTACCACTCACTTGAAAATGGCTCTTACGGAAGTAGGTTCCTTCGCAAACTCAGTGAAGGTTTCCTCATCCCAGAAAGAGGAACTCGCACATCTAAGTGGGCAGGGGAGAAGACGTGACCCTCATTGCAAGGTTGAAGAAGCAGGTTTACGGCTCGTGCGTAAATGCTGCTCACGGCTGTAGCGGCATTCGGAAGACGAATGGTTACTGTGGTTGGTGCTATGTGCGCGGTCTTTACTCACGTGTGCAATACCACGCATGGGTAAACAACTAACAGAGCGTGCATGTCCTCATTCATTGAACTACGCAACGGAAGCTTCTACCTCGTTGAGTCAACAACCCCATCAATGTTGGCTCCTGATGGAAAACGTATCCTTGCAATGATGGATGACATTTCATTTGTCATCCAAATCTGGGATGGCGGAGTCACTCTTGTGCGAGTAGGCTCTCGTGAACAACTCGATCCGTGGGTGAAAAAACCTTCGAATCGAGATATGGGAATGAGGATCGTCACTTTCCCTAAAGATTTCCCGTTGGATGAGATCGAAAATTGCCGCTCAAACTCCAGCTACCTTGAGCCTCTCCTCCGACGAGTCTTCCCAGAAGCCCTCGAAGCCCCCGGTCTAAATCAAAACCTCTTACCGTCTGAGTTCGTATGAAATTGAAGTGGACAAGCCCCTCAAAATGGAATTCCTGGTCAGCTGTGGACTATGGGAGCTGCTGCATCATGGTTCAAAGACCATGGTTCTGGGGAGAGTACGAGAGGTGGGAGGGCCCGTTTGGTCTTTACTTGAGAATCACTGGACTCGAAGTCAGTCTTGGCCAAACCCACCTGAGTTGAGACGGACATGGAGCCCTTGTACTTGTTCGACTACATCCAACCCCGACTCGCAATCGGAGGTATCCACAGCTACAAAGAGAAGGGACTCTCAGATTTCACGTTCCTCTTGAATGTCGCCTTTGAGGTACCCCAATTCCATAAAGAGATGATCTCTCATGTGGAAGGCCTTGTTCATGCAAGGCTAGATGACACTGCGGACTGGGCTAGTGTGAAGGACCAGAGATCCGAGATCCTCCGGGCTGTAGCTCTTCTGACAGAAGCACATGCCAGAGGGTGCACATGCCTTGTGACCTGCTACGCGGGTTTCAATAGGTCCAGCATGGTCGTTGCTGAGTACCTGATCCAACAAGGTGGCGACCCGGATTCAGTGATTGCTGACATCCAGTCAAAACGGAAGAATGCTCTGGGAAACCAATCTTTTGTTCGGTGGTTGAAGCGTACTCGAAAGTTGAGCAAATGACCTCTACAGAAACTCCCAAGAATCCGGTGCGAGATCGCAGCATCTCCGCCACTATTCATCCAGATGGATCCATCAAGTTGTCTGGCATCTGCATGCAGGCGAACAGCGCGGGAGACTTCACGGAAGAAATCGTCGCAACACTTCTGAGTCAGATCCAAGAAAAGATTGGCGAAAGAACGTCACTGGCATTCCTGAAGAATGACGTCTTCTTCGAATACAATCAGATTCGTCTGGCCAACGCGGCTGTGCTCATAGATCAGGTCGAACTGGATGGGGACGCTGCAATCGCACACGGAACCGTTCTGGACACCCCGTGTGGGAAATCCCTGGCCGAAATCATCAAGCACCGTAGCCAAGCCAACGAACCAACAGGCATCATGTTCAGGACGATAGCCTTTGGCAGGCACAGGGATTCCGACATAATTGTTTTGGGGTTCATCATTGATTCAATTGGTGGTTGAAGCGAACGAACTCGAAAGTTGAGCAAATGACCTCTACAGAAAGAAGACTTGATCCGCATGATTGACATGCGTGTGACCCCCAAGAGTCCAGCGCGAGACCCAAACATCTCGGCCACTATCCACCCTAACGGCTCTGTCACTTTGTCTGGCATTTGCATGCAGGCGAAAAGTGAGTCCGACTTGGAGACAGATATTGTCAAGGAGTTCTTGAGTCGGCTCGAAGAAGACTGCAACAAGCGAAAACTGATGGCCTTTTGCCACAGGCCAGACTCAGAACTATCTAGTCAGAGCCTTTCATCTGCACTCAATGCAGCTGTGCTCGTCGAGAAAATTGAAATGGATAGAGATGCTGTAATCATATCCAGGGACGAGTTCTGAGCACCCCAAATGGAGTGTTCTTGTCCAAACTCCTCAAGCTCAGACACCGAAAAAATGCAAGAACAGACATGAGGTTCAGGACGCTCTACCTAGGTAGAGATGTCAATGGCAAGATTCAATGTAGTATCGTCATTGACTCTCTTCCAATACAAGAGGCGTCACTTTTTCCTATCTGGTGAGTGAGGTGGTAAGGTCATAGGTCTATGAGCTTCAACTTCCAAGGATTCTTTCGTCAAGGCGCATGGCAAGCTTTTCGGAAGTTTGCACTGAATGAACGCAGAGACACTCTTGCGAGAATCCGGGCCATCAATGCGGAGTTGATTCGGATTGGGGAAATCAGAGTCCTGTACCAACGTACAGACCCTAGCAACCCGAACTCTCCCATGTCTGAACGTCGGATAGGTCTTGACGTGGCTCAGAATACGTCCCTGGAACGACTCTTTCAGGCGTACATCGCTCAAGGCGGGAACCCATTTGACATCTCGATGTTCCTCCACCCAGATTCCTTTGAGATTGTGGGTGAGGAGACGTCCGAAGATGGGTCAACTACTTCAGTGATTCGAGACACCGAACCGTATGGGGGCATCGTTTCACCACGGTCGGCGGATCCTATTACCTCTGGTTTGTACACAGGGGGATGGCTCCCACTCTGGAGATACCCGCCTAGAAAGTTCGGGAACAACATCACGTACGTCTCAGAGGCGGCGGAGATGGCTCCAGTGGTACACAGTGCGAGGCACTGGATCTCCAAAGAGATACGCACCAAGCGTAACGACATCGAAGCTCGGATTCTCAAGCTGTGTGACTTGAGAGAGCAGCTGATGTTGGAGAGGGATGAGATCCTCCCCTCTGCGGTAGGTGGGGTGATATCTGGGATCCCGTATGGGGAAGACTTTGCGATCTCCTTCAACCTCTCGTCGGTTGTGAACAGCATTGATGCCGTGTTCTATCCAATCGGGGACACAGGGGAGTACGACTTCTCTCTTCCTCGCGCCAGCGTGTCAACACCTCCCTATCCTGTCCTGCTCGAAGATGCTGAGACAGGTGAGGAGAAGTGGACTGGATTGGGCTGATACGGTGCCTCCCCTATTACCAAACCTGAGGAGATACCGTGAGCAAAGATTTTCAACTCGGGTGGTCTTGCCCCCATGTAATCGGAGAAGAGCGCACTCAGCTTTCAGCTGACCGAATGACACTCCGTACTCAAAAGCCAATTTCTGGGACGGGTCTGTTCCAGATGGTGTTGAATGACAAGTTCACAGTCAGCCCATCTCAAGGAATCCAGTCGTCTGCGATACTCACTTCAAGCAAGGCTCAACCTTACTTGGTGTCTCCGGGTCTTACAGACCTGACGATTCGAACTCAGGCCCGAACCCTATCGTTGAACCTCCCTGTGGGGTACATGACTGCGGAAAGGATCTCTGGAATCATCAACTCGGCTGTCCTGAATCCATCAGAGAGACCTTGGCTGCTATCCACGGTGACAGACGGGGTACTTCATCTGACTGAGAACTTGGCCTTTGGGGCTTCCTCTCAGGTTCACATCAGTGGGAATGCGAAGGAAGGGATTGGGTTCCTAAATCAAGTAGGGGCTTGTGGCCAAGAGGTTGTGCCACCATTCAACCTCTACAACATCTCCTACCAGGGGGCAGAGGAGAGTCTTGAAGAGGGCTACTTCGTTCGATTCGATCGCCCTATTCGGTCCAACTACTACTTCTCCTTAACCTACATGGTGTTGTGGAACCAGTGTCTCAGGTGTAGAGGCACAGAGGTAGAGAACGACGTCAGATTTGGCACAGAGGGGCAGTCCATTGTCATTGACAATGAGAATTTGCTCTACCAGTCATGCTTGAAGATTCTCCTCACAGAGTTGAAGTCCAACATCTACTACTCGTGGTACGGGGCAAGCCTCATGAGTCTGATTGGCTCAAAGTCGAACCCTGCCACAGAGGAGAGCATCCGTACTTCGATTCGTGAAGCTCTCAAAAACCTTCAGAATCAACAGGCTTTGCAGTCAAAGTACCAGAGAATCTCGCCAAAAGAGAGGTTGTACTCGATTGACAATGTGGGCGTGCGTCAATCCCCCTCCGACCCTACGGTCTATCTCGCAGACATCACTGTTCGGAATTACAGCTTCGAACCGATCTCAATCTCCATCGTTTACTCTGCCCCAGGAGCCTATGCGCTACCTGGAACGAACAGGCTGTCCCTAGGGAACTTTGGGTGACCTACGTGCTGATCTTGTCTATCCCTGGAGAGTCTTGAAATGCTAAAAGTCCAAGGTCCCGATGGTACGTATGCAAACGAAGTGGTCTTCTCGACTACTTCGACGACACGCTTCTTTTCTGGGACAATCAATGTAGACACAGCAGATCTGGAAGTCTCAATCCGTGGGGGAGCATTCTCCACTGACCCATCGCTTGTGTCCTTCTCCTCGGGAGGCTGGATTGTCCCAAACCCGACCTCATACCCAAACGGGTTAGAGCTGTTTGCAGGAGAGAACACAATCGAGGTGCGTTCAGTACCTCTCTCTGGCCCATCCTCGGCTCCTGTAAAAGCGACTGTTCTGCTCTTGTCTGGGACTCAGGTTGTCTTGCCACCAACCGAAATCTCAGTCGAGAGATTCGATGACTTCGTGAATGTCAGTGCGCGTGGAATTTCAGATTCTCGGATCACTGGGTACAACTTCTACGCCTCAGCTACAGCAGGCGGAGGTGCGAGAGGGTACTCCAGAATCAACGCACAACCTGTGACGGTTCCAGTCTTCGTCGAGAATGTTCGACCTCTCTACAATCTAGTCAGCAAGAACAACACAGCGGGCGCGGACCCCTTGTTTGTTCGGGCTCAGATCTCCCAAGAGGACTTCAATCAAGTCACTTTGGAGACCGATGTTGATTCCACGGTGAGCATCCCTGACACGGTGTCAGAAATCCAGATTGACGTGGCGATTTCCTCAATCGAACACGTCAGCTACTTTGAGTTCAAGCACAACCGGAAGTTCAATCTTTCAAGTGTGCCTAGCACGATATCTGTGGGCTCTTTTGCAGTTCTCCCAGCAACTGAACCTTTGTACTACACAGTCACTGCTGTGTATTTCGATTCTCTGGCTCAGGTTGAATTCGAGTCCTCTTTCTCCCCTGAGGTTGTAGCAAACCCAATCAACGTTCGAGTTGGCACCTCTGTGCTGCCTTCAGTGAGTCGCCAACAGATTTTGCAGAACGCAATCTCTTCAATCTACCGAAAAGACCAGGATATTGCAGTCCAGCCTGGAGCCGTGATTCGAGACACGTTCCTGGATCCTTTCTCCCAGGAGGCTGAGAGAGTTCGGTTCCTGCTCGACTTCATCTACCGAGCATCGTCCTTTGACACCCTTTTGGAGATCGACGACCCCAACAACACTGGGAACTCAATTCCAGTGACTGGCAGTGCCTACAAGATCGCTCTTGCGAAGGCTCTGTACATGGCCAACACAGCTCTTGTCCAGACTGTGATTGATGGTGCCTTCGACAAGCTCGCGGCCAATGTGGGTGTGGTCCGTACCAATGGATTCAGGTCTATTGGAGAGGTTCGATTCTTCACATCCACTGCCCCCAATGCAACCCGTCAAATCCTGCTTGGGACTTTGATCACTGGGGGAGGGGCAACATTCCGAACCACAAGGGCTGCGGAAATCAATGTAGCTAGGCTCGCAAGCTACTTCAATCCTTCGACGGGTCAGTATTCGATCACGGTCCCAGCTCAGGCTGTTTCCCCAGGTGTGGCTGGGAATGTGGGCTCTCGTCAGATCTCCTCAGGGGCTCCTTTTGGTCTCGCTGTTGTCAATGATTCCCCCTTCTTTGGAGGAACGAACTCACAGACCAATGCGCAACTTGCAGCGGAAGCTCGGGGAGCACTCTCCGCAGTGGACACAGGCACGACCCAAGGGTGCTACCAGATTGCAGCTGGGGTACCCGGAGTCATCCAAGCCCAGGTTGTAGAGGCCGGGAACCCTCTCATGCAACGTGACTTCGACCCCATCACCAAGACTCACATTGGTGGAAAGGTTGATGTCTGGGAGCAAGGCACACGGTTCGCCACTGTAACGGACACCTTTGCTTTCACGTTTGTGCGAAAGAGAGAGGTCCAGTTCGTGGTTGTGGGAAACCCAGAGGCCTATCGTTTCCAAGCTTTGGATTCAGATTTGTCCCCAGAGAACCCCATTGCAGAGATGCTGGACTACCCCAGCATTGGCCTTGGGTTGCGTAACGCGACAACTGGGATTTCATTCAACTTGAGCGGAGTGCAGATCCTCAACTACAACACAATCCAACTTGACTTGGATGTGTCTCAGCCATGGGTTGTCCCAACTCTCACAGACGTCATCCTAGGAGACTACAGATACAGAACAGGTGAAAAGTTCACCCTGACTCGACAGCCTGTAGAATCTGTGGTGTCTGTAGTTGGTGAGTCCACTGGAGACCTCAACAATTCCATCTACAGCCTGGTTCACCCCAACAGCCCTCTTTCTCTTGGGCGGTCCACCAAAGCAGGGGACTACATTCAGATTGTTGGAAGTGCAGACCCCGCACTCTCTATCCCCACAGGAGACATCCTCACAGTCACCAACGAAGAGCATGTAATCGTAGGTGAATATGTGGAGTACGTTCTTCGCTTAGGGGCAGACTCTCTCACTGTGGTCGTGACCAATGTTGCAGGAACTGTGACCTATGCAGGCCCATTCTCAACTACGACCCCAGACTACACAATCATTGAGGGGGACCAGACAAACCCCCTTGGAATCAAGAGGACTTCTACCAGCACGATTGCTGATGGCCAGAGCGTTCTCATCAGTTACCGATACGATGAGAACTTCGTCGTCACATATCGGGTGAATCTAGTCACGAGTGCTCTTCAGCAGGCTTTGGATGAAAAAAAGCATGCGACAGCAGACGTACTTGGCAAGAGTTCTATCTCAGTACCTGTAGACATTGAAGCCACAGTCATCCTAAAGAAGGGGTTCGTGAAGAGTGTTGTTGACAACTCGATTCGGGCCAATCTTGGTCTTCTAGTCTCCAATTTGAGGCAGGGTATTGCCCTTCGTAGAAGTGACGTGATTCGTGTCATTGACGCCACCACAGGAGTCTCCTATGTGGCAACCCCACTTGTGAAAATGGTGCGGGCGATTGGGTCACAAGTTGCCAAGGATGAACTCAATTCAACTCAAATTGGGGATTCATTCCGCATCCCACTTTGGTCTAACTCGACAGTCCAGACATGGTTGCTCACAGGTACTCTGACCGCTGCCACAACAACGGGTGGTGGGCCTAAGGGGGACTTCAGAGGTGTCTTCCAAGATGACGAGCCCACTACACTTCAGACCTCTCTTCCTGAAAGGTTGGTAGAGGCATCTGGCCGGTCCTACATCATCGGAAATGAAGGTCTTGTCATTCCAGGGTACAGCGACGACAACACTCTGATCTCCCAAGGGTACATAACAGGTCAAGACATCCTGGCTCGGAGAGTTCTCATCACTCAGAACCGAGTGCTCCTAAGTCTGGCTGTTGGTGATGCTCCTTCAAACCACAAATACTGGGCAACCTACACTGTGGGTGTGGAAACTGGAGACCATGACATCGTGCCAACAGGCGTGGAATACCTGTCTTTGGGCATCGTGGAATTCACGTATGACGAGGACGTGAGGTAGGGTTTCTGGGTGTAATATCTAGTGATGACACAACCAGAGAAGCCCACCATTGAGAAACGTTTGAGACTTTTGCGACACAGCGAAGCTTTCTTTCTCAAAGAGTGGTGGGAACTACGCGAGCGCCACAGGCATGAGCCCTGGAAACGTAAAGACTTACGTAAGCGTAGGGACATACATGCCACAGCCATTCGTGCGATTCGCCTTCAACTGAAGGACCTCCTGACACCCCCAATTGAAGATCTCCTTACTTGGGATGGGCAAAGTTGGGTTGCTAAGAAACAATTCAGCCAGTGTAGTCAATGTGGTGATGTCATTACACCAGGTACGCTAAACGCGAATCGATGTGAGTTGACAAAAGAGGGATGGTTCTGTGGCTTGTGTTCAGGGCTTCGAGCCAAGAGACAAAGGAGCCTGAAGTTCTCCTTCGGATGATTCGAGTTGGGGGCCGGTAGAGTTCCTCTCGTAAACAGAGGTAGAGATGCCTGAGGACACAAAATCAAGGTCAGCGAACGGTCTTATCACTGTTCTCCCAACTTCTGTTACAGGCCCCAAAGTTCAGAATCCTGCCCCTTTTGAGCAAGAAGGTCAGGTAGACGAGAGCCGAGTTCGTGCCGTTGCAGATCAAATTGTCCGAGTATTCCTCAACTCTCTCCCATCCAACTACGTATCCCAGACCAAAGGGCCATTCTACGTACAACAATTCCAGGCTGCTGCGGAAGAGCTTGCGCGAATCCAGGTAACGGCTGAGGACGCCTACGAAGACAACGACTACGACTTCACCCGTTCTGAAGTCCTCTTCCAGTTCCTTGCAGACTTGATCTTCCCCAACTCGGACATCACAGGCCTCCCTGTCATTGATGGGGACGTGTCCTACCGAACCTTCTTGAAGAAGATGGTCTCGCTCCTGCTGAAGGGAAGCAAGACCCTCACTCTTCTTGAAGGTGTTGAAGCGTTGACTGATGCCGAGGTGTCCATCCTCGACAAGTCCGAGTTTATTGGGCAGCCCGGAATTGGTTGGACAATTGCGGACAGATTCACTTTTGAGGTCAACGTAAGTTCCACGAAACGGACCACATCTGGAAGTCTTGTTGATCCCCACTACCACACAGTCAAGATCAATGCTCAAGGCACAGGAGTCACAACAGGTACAACATGGGACGATGGCTCAGGAGTAGATCACAGCCACACCATCGAGAACTTCCTTGTTTCAGAGACCTCTGCAACAGGACTTCCGGCACACACTCATGACCTTCTTTCTGACTTTGCAGACTTGCCGATCCTCTTGGAGAGCAATGTCAAGATCGTATTGCGAGCACTGAGGCCCGCGCACACTCTCTACGAATACAGGAACCTCTTTCGGGAGACCTACCGCCACGTTTTCACAGATGATTTCCAGAAGTTTGACTTGGATGCCTTCTACTACGAGGACTTCAGGAAATACTGTGCTGGTGTCAAGGAGATATCCTCAGTAGCAGGAAATGTACTCTCCGACAGGTACACACTCAACGACACCCTGAGTTTCAGATCTGTCCGAGTTGGGGCACCTCTTGTTGTTGCAAGCGGTCCAAATGCTGGTCGCTACGTAGTCAGAGATGTTCTTGCATTCCCATTTGGGGATGATCCTGTTGCACGTGCCTACACAACATCCCCATCAGGATTGGTTGGTACTGCCAGTGTGGTGAATGGGTCCTTCAGAGACCTAGCTCAGGATTGGTCTCTGGCTACTCAAGGGGAAATTCTGACTTTCTCCACAGGCCCCAACGCAGGACGTTACCTCCTAGAAACTGTCTTGGGTTCAAATGGTGGTCCTCTTGGTGTGGCTCTTGGCCCAGCTACAGAGATTCGTCCAGCTCTGTGTTTTGTACGTGTTGCTCCACGTTTCCCTGCTGCGGGCGTGGTGTCCTACACTGTTGAGGTAGATCGCCTAGGTGTTCGGTCTCCAGTTCAGGTCACCAACGAAGATGCCTCCAGTCAATTCTTCGCACCTCCAGCAGGGGGACAAATTGTCCTCAACACAACGTTTGGGCCTTTGGTTCGTTCATGGGGTGATGCTACTCCTGCCACACCTTCTGACGTAGTGGTTCTCTACGACGGTGTTCCTGTCTCAGTAGCGAGCCTGAACCCATACACAGGGGAAATCACACTCGCTGCCCCTATCACCAGATTCCTCCCAGGAGCACACACAGTAACTGTGAGCTACCGATGGTTCTCTTCTCCTTTGATGGGGTTCTCTGGGCTCAACACACAGGGTGTGACTCTCAATAGGTGGAGCCTAGCAGGAGGCAGAAACACAACGTCACCTGTCTCAGCAAGTGGGACTCTTGGCGGCGCCTCCACGAGCAAGTTCCCGCTATCGTTGGGTCTTGGTCGGTTTCCATCGCGGAAGCCTCCAGTCAAAATCGCTCACAGGTACCTTGCGTTTGAGCGGGCTTACACAGCGGCTATCAACAGCCCCACGACATTGCTCTTGAATCAGGCTCCTGGGAGAATCTCGGTTCCTTATGCAGAGGCTGATGTTGTAGGAACCTCAATCCAATATGAGGGCACAGCTATTCCCTCCAGTCCCTGGATTGCTAAGGGCGCTCCAACAGGAACCTCTGATGGGGACCGTTACAAGCTCATTGATGCAAGCGACACTCAGGTTGGGTATTGGAGTAGAGACTTCGAGCTTCCTGTCTCATCCATGGTTGGGACAGCTGCACGTTTTCAAATTGAATCCCACACCTTGGATGGAGTGTTCACGGGAGTTGGGTTTGGAGTAGAGAACAATCGACGCCTGTATCTCGCGGGCGCTCTTGTAGTGAATGGGCTGAAGCACATTGGTCTTCTTGCTCGTCCTGGTGAGCTTCGGGATGTGAGTTCCTGGATTGTCGGTCCTCTGGCAAACGGGACCATCCTAGCAACCAACATTGTGACTTGTCCTCTAGCACAAGCTCCAAAACTCATCAGTAGTGGACATAGGTTCCAGATCTTGTCTGGGAACCAAATTGGTGTGTACGTAGTCGACCAAGTCTTCATTGACCGAGTACGGAACCTAGTCACTCTCACCGTCTCAGGAATTGGGTTCCCAGCGAACCCAAACCTTTGGGGCAACAGACTTGCAGACCTTGTCTTTGAGACCCGTTGGGACATCGGTCTGTGTACCTGGCGTCTGTACGGAAACACACGGTCTGACTCTGTGCAACTCCTCTTTGGCGGAGCCACAGGCGGTGCTCTTGTTACGATGTCTGGTGGACCTGTTCTCGCATCTCCAGCCTATCTGGGTCCAGACGTGTTGCCTGAAGGGTCTGGTAGATACCTCTGGGGATCCTTCTCTCGTCGTGCCAAGAACTCAACGACTTGGGACTTTGTTCGCTACCTGTCCACCCCAGATGGTGGAACTCAATTCACCAGAGGAACAGTTGTTGACACGACAATGACGGGCGACCCTGAGGATGCCCAGTGGTTCAGGACAACCTCTTATGGTGACTCTGCTACTGCGGTAAGCCAACTTCGCATCACTGCTACTCCTTCAGAGCCGAGTCTTGATACAACTTACGGGTATGGGCTGATCGACCCCTTCTTGAATGGGCGAAGAGTCACAGCCTTCGATGCAAAACTCAGCGTCTTGAGAGATACCTCTGGAGCTGGCGGTGCAGCTTTGTCGTTGAAGGACACTCACCGTGAAGCTCGGTTGGGAAACCTTCTCTTTCAAGACAACGGTGTTGGTGGGAAGACCATCTACCCTCAGACTTCAATCTCTCTTGTGGGTGCAACCACGGCTGGAGATCAGGGTTGGGTAGATGTCGAAGCGGTAGGTTTCGGCCCATCAGTGTCTTTTGCAGATGGTCCAACCACTTCCCTCTCCGGTTTTGGTTTGGATAACTGGCTTTTGCAGAAGTCTTTGGCTGTATCTGCATCCCCCAGTGTCGATCGAATTCTGGAGTTCCGTCTTTCTGTTGACTCCTTCACGTTAGGCACTGCAAATTCAACTGGCCTTGTGTTTTTGGCAGACGTTGGGGGGCGCACTATCGCCTTGTCCTTCACAGGTCCTGATGATGTGAATTTGGTTGACCTAACCTTTGGTGTCTTGGCTACAGCAACGGTGCCTTGGAGTGATGGAGCTAAACGCACCTACAGGGTTGATATCCGGCCGTCAATCAACGTTGTTGATTTGTATGTGGATGCGGATCTTGAAGTTTCTGCCCCATACCTGAGTTTCCCTGTTTCACCTTCCTTGGATGGCGTCTCGTTCGGGTACTTTGCAGACCCAGCAGATCCGTCTCAGGCCTTTGAGGCTTCGCTCAGCAGTCTTTGTTTCATGGAGGACCTTGATGGGGTCCCAAACCTACACCGAACCTTTGGGATTTGGGTGGGTGGGGATGCTGGAGACATTGACAACTGGGAGATTCCACGATCAGACGGCCTTGGGGTACCAAACTCTGACCCGACATCAATCATCACAGACATGAATTGGACCCTAGAATGTTGGGTTCGTCTCTTTGTAGACCCAACATTTGGAGCAGTCCTACTTCGTCCAGACCTGTCGCCCCCACCTGGTTACACAGGCAATTTTGCCACACAGTCTCTGGACCCAACAGCTGCTTGGGCCCGAGTGGAATACTCGCGCCTTCCAAGAGCCGAGGGCTACACCCGATTCGGAAGCGTCCACTTTGGGAATCTCAACCCAGCAGCTTCGTCTCTCCAGTTTTGGAACGAAGTTCGGTACAGGGTTTTCACGCACACGTCCATTGATTACCGCGCACCTCAGAGGATGGCACTCAATCAATGGAACGTGATTTCCTCGGGGGATTACCTGAAGGATGTCTCTCCCGAGCAAGTCGTGGTAGCTGCTCTGACTCCAACTCGTGTGAGTCTCCGGCCTACGCACATCTTTGCTTCCAGGGTCTTCCAAGTGGTCGTAGAGGGTGTACCTCTTGCTCAAAGTGGTTGGAGATTCAACTCGGACAGCCAAGAGATCATTCTCTTCTCAGCTCTCCCAGCAGCAGGATTTCCAGTCACAGTGGTTTTCGCTGTTGGAAAGCCAGTCACAACCACGTATCTACAGACTCAACCTCTCGATGAGTCCCAGACCATCCTTAATGAGGGCACCCCACCTGTCCCAATGAGTCAAGTTGGGACGGCTACCGTATCTACGGTTTCTGGTGATGGTGGGCCCACACCAGCATTTCCTCCTGCACTACCTGCGAATCCAAACTACTTCCTGCGAGATCAGTACCTCGTCAGACAGTTTGAGAATGACCCTGATGTCCTCTACGAACAAATGGAGTTCTTCCAACTCCCAGATGGCGGGGAAACAGGTAGAATAGCCACATTCTGTGATGGTTCAGGCTTGGGTGGAGGTCTTCGAGACATAAGCCTTGATGGAGCCCTCTTCACTGAGAACTTCTCTCCAGTCACATCCTCATTCGCTTCGAACTTCAATAGAGGTCCTGGAAGATTTGGACCTTACCTCTATGCCTCAGGGGGATTGGCAGGCGCAGCAGGACCTGGTGGTTTGCTGGGTCCAGCCAGCTACACCACACCATATGCAGGCCCCAACCCAGCCAAAACAGGACTTCGAGCTGCCATCCTTACTCCAGTTGGACCCTCAGCAGGGGTCGTACCTGGTTCGGGTGGTGGTGCAGTCCATAGAGAAATCCTTTGGGTCTTGCAGCCCGCATAACCAACTCAGGTAAGGTGTTTAGTTCGCTACGACGCCTATCTAGGGCCTGAGACAGACGGAGAGAATCGTGAACTTCAAGGAAAAAATGGCTCACCCCAAACAAGGCTTCAAATTCGGACTCGCTTGTGAGTATGAAGAGGAAATTCAGACCTACAAGGTTCGGGGTGATGTGTTCTTCGATCTCCAAGTGATTGATGGCGAACGCACCACCTGGGAGAAGAAGAACCTTGTGGTTTTGGATGGTGGTGTGCTTGCTGCAATGATGTTTGCTGCTGGAGCTACAGGCACGTCTGGCATCACCATGTTGGCAATCGGGACAGGGGCACCTGGCCCTGTATTCAACCCAGACGCACCTGACCCAAGAACTCGCCATCTCTTTGCAGAGATTGCGAGAAAGCCATTCTCAGCAGTGACATTCCGCACCTCAGCGGGTGCTGTCTCAGCAGTCTCCACCAACATTGTGGACTTCACCACCATCTTTGGGGTGGGTGAGGCCGTGGGCCCACTGAATGAGATGGGTCTTATGAGAACCATCTCAATGAACCCTTTGGTGACCAACCCTGTGCCCTCTACGTTTCCTACGTACGACCCGACGATTGATTTGACTCTCTACGACATTCAGGTGAATAGCCTACAGTTTGGGGCAATCTCCAAACCGAACAACTCACAGCTCTCGATAACGTGGCGGCTCACCTTTTGATTGGGCGCGTTTCATCCTATGTCAACCCTTGGCAAGAGCCCCTTGGGGTTGGATTAAGACCACATGCCTGAATTCAAAAGATACTTCAACGATCCGGCGAATCCAACAACTGTCTCCCGAGACGTACCCCCAGGGGAATACTCATGGGATTCGGTTGTATTTCAGAGCGGGCGTCCTGTCCTAGATGCAGAGCTTCAGCTCTCTCAAGGGGCAGCGGAATACACCAAGCTCTTGCTGGACAACAAGACCATGCCTTCGGGTTTCATCCGAGGACAAGGTAGCCGAGACGCGTTCCAGGACTTCACGTTCCCTCCTGCATTGCCAGGAAACGAGAACCTGTTTGCATTGGCCAAAAGGACTGCGGTTGTTGCAGGAATGCCAATCGTTGTGGAGTACACAAACACCACAACGCCAGACACGAACATCATTCTTCTTCCTGCACCCTCAGCTTCATCAGGGGTTGCACCAGATGTGAAGAGGACAGATTTCATCTTCCTTGAAGTTTGGCGTTGTCTCGTTGCTCCTAGCCCAAGAGCTATGGGGACGATTTCGATAACAGATCCTCCATTCACCTTGACAGCTGGTGACACAGTTACGATCGACGCGACCTCAGTAGGAGGCCCCAGTGTCACATTCACAGTCAATGGAGGTGGGCCAACTGGGTTCGCTCTTGGGGTGAGTGGCGCGGCCGCAGCAGCAAACCTTGCCGCAGCAATCAACAACCCAGTCAATCTCTTGTACCCAAGCTATGTGGCTGCGGACACAAGTGGGACGACTGTGGTTACGGTCTCTGCCACCTCGGGAGGCACAGCGAGCAACACGATCTCTCTAGCTCGGGTACAAGCTGTTGCAGGCTCCATTGTCTTGAGTGCCGCAACTCTCTTGGGGGGCGCAAACAGGCCTAACAAGCCATCGCAGAGCACTGTCTACAGACATGGAAATGTCAGCAGCCCAACTGGTGTGGCGTTGGCTGATGAGCTTGTAGATCCTGTTCTCAATGCGGAAAGCGCACAGAGGATTCAGATCCAGTATCGCATTCGAGTTTCCCCCACAGCTTCTGGCATCAACCCCAAGACACAGCCAGATGGGTTCTCGAACACAGCCATCCTTGCACAAGGAACACAAGGGGCCCCGGTTGCCACTTATCCTTTCGTGCCTGCCAACACCACCTCAGTATCTGGAAACTCGGATGCTTCAGCTTACGGCTTCTTGGACAATGGGTTGTACATCTCTGGAGATGGCAGCCAGGCATCTGCATTTGCTCTAGGCACCGTGGATGGGTTCGTGTATGCGATCCCAATCGGATTCGTCTTTCGACGCAATGATGCAACAGCAACAGGAGGCTTCTCCCCAGTTGCGAATGCAAATGGAGGTCTTCCAGTTTCCCACGTTGCGGGGTTCTTGAATGCGAACCTCAACCCTGGAGGACCATACGCCATTGCAGCAGTGAAGTCCGATCGTCCTGATGGTCTCTTCGCAGACATCATAGCTGCAACAGACCTGCTTGACCTCAGACGCCATGTCACACCTCCTGGATATGACTTTGGCTCCGAGCTGAAGTACCAGACCCAGAGTCTTCTGGACAAGAGAAATGCAACCTGGCAAGTCGATGGCTCTGACTACACCACGATCGCCTCGGGTTCTGGAGACCAGTCCACATACCCGTTGCTCTGTGATGAGGTTGGTCGTCTTGCTGCTCAGGGTGGCACTGCCCCAGCTTCTGGAACCACTCTTCGAGGGAACCCCATCCGCAACTATGACCACATCGCCAGACGTTTTGGAGCACAGTCAGTAGTTGAGAGAGTTGTCTTCGAGGTCCTTCCAACTGGGGTGTACCCAACTGGAATCACAGTCACGAAGGCCCCACCATCAGTCAACACTTGGGTTGAAGGGGACTCAATCACGTTCACCTTTGCTGGTGCTTCAGGTCTGAACCCATCTACGCTTCAGAGTTGGTTGACTCCTAGCATTGTTGCAGATGTGGCCAGCTTCTGGCCAGTGGGAACAAAGGTCACAGACGTTCTATCTGTCTACCATGATGATGGCCACAGTGGAACGCCCATAGACCAGAGAACCCAATTGGCTAGCGTGGTTGGTATCGGGACGACCACTGTGACCTTGACACTGGACGCCAACCCATCAGTCGTAAATGGTGGTGGAGCCGTCGCAGACCATCCTGTCATTGGCACTCCCATCAACGACAATGGATCTCCACGAAGGTTGTTTGTCGAGTTGGAGATCACATACCCAACGGGTGTGGGTCTGACGCAGACACCAGACCTTGAGGTCGTGCCCAACCTGGCCTCTGGGTATGCCGGGTATCAAGCTGGCCCCATTGTTGAGAACACCACTGCTCAACGTCCAAGTGAGATGCTGTCCACATGGGTTCCAAACCCAAAGTTCAGGGCAGGCTATCGCGAGGTCAAGCTCGAACAGAAATCTGCGCCTGCTGGTGTTAGAGTCACAGACAACATCGTGACTCGGACAGGGTCTACGGTCTATCCTCCACGACGATTCTTTGCGGATTCGATGCTTGCAAATGGATTGGCTCCAGCTTCAGGAACCACGTATGGGAGTTCAGAGAGACGTGTAAACCTTGCGGCATCAGTGCCAAACCAGAGCCTTGTCTCGGTGGTTTACTACCCACAGGATGCTGTCCCTAGCTCTGGGGCCGTTGGATACCAGACTTCCATCTACTACAGGTCAAACGCTCCTCAAACAGCAGGGACTCAAGCTGGTGGGGTGCCTGTGACCGAACTTCCTGTGGAGTTGGTAGTAGAGCCCGTCAGTGTTTCCTCTGAGTTGTGGACAGGTCAAGCTGGTAAGGGATCTACAGACCTCGGATTCCCCTATGCCTCACCACTTGATCAAATCGCAATTGCGACAGGCAACCCTCCAGTATCTGCACCCAAAGAGTGGTATTTCTCAGCGCTTGCTGAAGTATCGGTTGCAGACTTTTCTGCTGCTACAGGGTTGATCAGTTTGCATTCGTTTGTCCAAGTGGATGGAACAGCTCCTATCACACTTGGATCAACAGCTCTTGGAAGAGGTCCTGTTCAGGATCCAGAGTTCCGAGCATATTACGACTTTGGAAACAGAGACGGGTACAAGCCAACTGCCATGAGTCAACCTCTATTTGGAGCAACTCGGCACAAGGTTTTTCAACCAATGCTTGTTCGTGTTCTACAAGACACACGACTCTTCAGGCGTGGTGAGCTTCTCCTCCTTGTCTTGAGTCGTTTTGCGGCCTTGGATTCAGACAACAAGATTGCCTTCACGGACCTTCCAGAGATTCGAACAGCTGCTGCGCTGTACCGAACCAAAAATCTTCTTCTCTCCGTTGGAGACTGAGCATGCCACTTCGTACTGACCCTTCTTTGATCTCTGTAGGTGCTGGGTCTGCTATCCCAGGATCTGTGTCTGCATCAGCCACTCCACCAAGTGAGGCTGGCTCTAGTGGTGCTTTGGATGCACACCTTGCAGCTTCTTTTGGGGCCCACACAGCCACATCTATCTCAATTCAAGACGTCTTTGAGCGTTACTTGTCTGGGGACGCTGAAGGGGCTTTTGGCGAACTGGCAGCACTTGTCCCACCATCTCCAGGACCTGTAGGTTCAGCGGGACCACCTTGGCTTGGGTCAACCAACTCAGGAATTCCTGACTGGGGTATTCTCAAGCTCTGGGATGGCGCATTGAATCTGTCTTCTGTCAACAACCCAAATGCTATCTTCCCATACTACTGGAGATCAGCAGTGTCTAGGTCGGGTACAGGTGTTGACCCAGTGACGGATCCAGTGTTCAACGTTGTGGATGGAAGCAATGTCTACACTGGTGGTGGTAGTGGCAAAGCCCATGCTGGTTTCACAACATCCTCTGTGAATGGGAACCCAGCAGATGGGTTCCCAACATGGCGTATTCTCCCTGCAATACCCCTATCTGTTGGTGGTGATGTTGCTGTTGTTGTTTCTGGAATCGTGTCCCCAGCTGACCGAGGAGTCCTCGCTCTTGTAACTTGGGACACAGGAGACCTATCAGCACCTGTTCCAGCCACTTCTGTTTCCGACGTGGAGAATCGCTGTATTGCAGCAGTGCTTCTCGGCCGTGGAATTGCAAGTGGGGGAGCGGGCTGCGATGGAGATCCAGGGGGCATTTTCTCTTTGGGTACTCCAACTCCTTATGACTTTCCTGGTCAAGCTTCAGGTCAGTACGACCTGGATGAAATCCAAGGAGGATTCTCTAGGACACCAGGACCTGCCCCCACTGGAAATCCATCAGCAGGCCAAGTTCGTCTACTGACAGATCCTGCGGCCGCAACCTTCTCCCCGCCTACAAATGCAGATGGGATCCCAGTTTTTGGAGCTACCACGAATTCACGTGGTGGAGTTGGAACGGATGGGAATTTCCTCGCTTACAGACTCCCTTACCTGATGGACTACTCGAACAGTCTCACAGGTTTGCCGTATACCCCGACAGAGGAAAGATCGAGATACTTCATCAATCTAGCTCCATCTTCCACTTTTTCCTCCGATAGTGGTGGGGGATATGATGATTTCACTGCAAACTACTGGGCAGTACAAATCGCTAGGTACAGACATCGATTTGTGCTTGCCCTTGGCACTGCTTCCAGTTTGAGACGTGATGGTTCATATGCTCTCGTACACTTTCGCCGAGAAGCTGACTTTGAGAGCTATGTTCGAGATGGTGTGGCTCCCATAGCATCTCAGGTCTACTCCGTTAACTTGGTGAATTGGTCTGGGTCAGCCCAAACCTCCAACTTGATTGAACAGGTAGATCCAAAACCTAGCATTTCTAGTGCCTACTCTGTAAACTGCTCAGAAATCATGGAAGACCCAAGTTCTGGGGTTCCAGCCCTCTTTGGGATCAACAGTTACACACTGAGTGTAAAGGGTGGGGCAACAGGTACCAGTGTGTCTGGTGTTTCGTACTTCACTCCTCGTGATCCGAATTTTGCAGTAGCAAACACGCTCTCCTACAATCTTGGGATCACAGACATATCTGCTCAGGTGACAGATGTGTTCTCGGAAAGCTACAGGTCTCATGACCAACTTCCGACAGCAGGCCCTCTTCTTGGGGATTCTCGTTTCCGTGCAACAAATCAAAACCCTCTGTTCATGTCTCTCTCTTCCTTCAGTTTTGAGGGGGATGAGAACAATCCTACTCCAGGAACTACAATTTCTCTGGGTGGAGTTCTAGTTGGGAGTTCATTGTTTCCAGCCGAACTCGGTCAAGTGAGACGTCAAAGGATTGAGTTTGGATATGCAGACTTGCGTGGTGGGGATACAGACCCTGCCCCATCAGACAATGCAGTCATCCAAATTACGGGGTTCACAATTGCAAATGGGATTCGGTTTGAGGGAGACCAATTCCAACCATCCTTCACAACAGACGCAAAAGTACGTCTGTTTGCTCGTCGTCCTCTGAACACAGATGTGATGACGGGATACCCTCTGCCTGCATCTCCTGGAGATGGTCTGGACTTGCCGTTGAACACAGCAGTCAAAACCCTCTACCACTCGATGAAGGAGAACAACGTTCCAGCAGGAGGAATCAAACCCACCTATGGAAATCCTGTTCACAACACAAACGCTGTCCAAAACGCAACTAAGGACAAGGAAGAACGCTTCCTTGATGAGATCTATCGTTATCCTCAATCTTGGTTGCCTTCAGCGCTTTCTGTGGAGACCCGAGCAACACTTAGCGGACCAGGGTTGCCACTAGGGTTCTCACCTATCCAAGTTCCTGTGCGTCCCATCCTTGGAGACCCAAACTACCCTGGATTCTACTTCTCGAACCTCTCAGTTGAAAACTTGGTCACGAGTGTTGTCCCTGGAATCCAATCAGAACTTCAGGTTGCGGGGTTGCCTGCGCGAAATGCTCCGTACACAGACGGGGTCACTTCACCTTTCCCTTCTCGGGGCTTGTTGGTCTACCCGCAGACAGACTATTCCACTGGATACAACCCAACTGGGCCAGACTACTCTGGTGCTGTTGGAGATCGTGTTTACCAAAGGTGCTTTGACGCTGGGGCTGCGAATGTTGGCGCCACAAGCCTCATCCTCAGATTCTGGGGTCTTTCTCTCTCGGACCTATCCTTTGCAGGATCTGGACTAGGTGGTGTTGGTGTGTATGCAGCCATCAAGATTCCTGGTCTTACGACATGGCTTGACGTTGGTCGTGTAGATGGATCGGGCCCATCCAAGCAAGACCCTATTTTGGACGGTGCTGGGTGTATGGTATCCGGACCAAATACCTTTGAACTGATAGACCCTGAGTCTCAGATCCTCTACACACAAATCGAAGTCAGCACAGGACCTCTTGCAACTCTCTTCCTCAACTCTGAGGGGAAGTGTCCTGTCTTGGTCAAGGTATGTATTCGAGACAACCCTACAGGACGTGCACTCAACTGGGAAAATGTGCCCGCAACAGACCCCACAAGAGATGTTCGAGGTCTTGTTGGGATTGAAGTCGTCACATGAAACCTTCTGAGATGATTTCCCAGACTCTCCAAGAAGGGATGGTGTCACGAGTCGTTGCCCGAACTCACATTCGGAATGCAGCTCGTCTTGCGTGTTCCTCATATGGTCGAACAGCAAGTGCTAGACGACCTCTGGAGAGGGCTCTTGTAGCTATGGGTGAAAGCCTATTCCTGGAGAGTGTGATGCATGTAGCGGGTGTGGGAAACCTGCTTCGAAAGTTCAAGCAGATTGTGATGTCTGCCACGAAGTTCCCAAAACTCTGGGGTCGTGTGAAGGAGTTCCTTGGAGTTGAGTCACTCGGTCAACTACCGGAAAAGCTGAAGGAACTAGCTAAAGACGGAATGGGGGCCTTGAAGAAGGTCATGCACCACATCTTTCAGACGCTTCCAATGAAGCTCTTCACGCTGCCAGAATCAAAGTTGTTCAGTGTCAACTCGATTCTGGAAAGACTGATGAAGGTATCCCCCAGTTTCGAGAAGTTCATTGGGTCTCATGTGAAACCTCATGTTGAGCAATTCGACCTGTGGTTGAAGGAACGTGTTCCTACGATCAGCAAGGTCGTGTTGGTCGGCATCTACATCTTCATCTGGGTGAACGTCGCAGAGTTTGAGTGGGACTTGAAGTCTCTTTTGGAAGCTTTGAGCGGGCAGCTATCGTTGTTTGATCTCCTGTCGAGTCTCCCAGGAAGTGTTCTTGGGCTATTGATCAACATGACCTTGGGGTCAGGCACATTCACCTTCCTGCCAATCGCTCTGGTTGCTCGGCTATCCTTTGTGATTGGGATGCGGTATGTGGATTGGACAGGGAGTGGGTTCAAGTTCGATTGGGCTAAACTTCAAAAGGACTTCAATATCGAACCTTCAGCCCTGTCTCCCTAACTTTCCGATACCTCTGGGTTGAGAGTAGCTTGAATCACGGGAGCTAGAATCAGTGCCAGATCAGGTAATCACAGGTTCCGTTGAACGCCTCTTTCAGTACGGGATACTGGGGATCCTAGTCATAGTTTTTGGCTGGGTGATTGGGTACCTGTATCGAGAATGGAGCAAGGAACGGAAAGAACTTCTGGCCTCTCGGGACGAGGAGAGAAGAAAGTACGAAGAGCACAGAGCGCATGAGCATGCAGCTTACATGCAGGCCATTGAGCGTCTTCAACAGCTTCGGATTGATGACGCAAAATCCTACCAGGCTCAGCTGGTAGATCTCACGAAGCAAGCCACAACATCAATGACCAACATTGCTCAACTCCTTGGCCAGAACAAGGAGGCCCTCATCGAGGTGCGTGACACAATGCGGGAAATTGGTGATGACATTCGGAGAAGACCATGAGCGAAAAGAGCCCCCGAACCCCAAAAATCCGTGTAGTCGAAGAGGAGTCTGAAGCAGTTCGACGTAGACGTGAGAGGGAGGGTGATGACACCATCCGACATCAGTTGACTCGGGCTGCTTCAAAGTCTCAAACAGACTTGGCCGATGCAGTAAACATTCTTCGAGGAGCAACGGCTTCATCAGAAGATGCTGCTCGGGCTTTGCTTTTGGAAGCTAGACGTACACGTATGGCTTCCAGACCTGGCTTTCTCCCCCCCCTACTTCACCTAGTTAAGAAGTGAGTGGGTTCCGTGCTGAAGGACTATGAATCTGAGTTTCAAGCGGCCAGGGCTCGCCTAAAGACCTCTGTAGCGGAGTACATCCCTGCTACCTCTCTTCTAAAAAGAGAGGCTGCTTTGATTCGATTGTGTTTGAGATGCCCCAGTCGGAAGAGTTGTCCAGGTAAGTCTTCCTGCTCAGATGCTCAAAGACTAGGATTGGTAGAAGAACCCCGTGAACCCATTTCGAATGTGAGATTTATTCGAAGGACTTTTCTGGGTAGGGCCTCTAACGGTTGAGCCGTCGTTCTAGTGACCATTTTGCTCGCACCTATCTGTGAGTGAGGTATACTTCTCGTTACAAATGGTGTGCTGACTCAACCCATCAGCAACAAAGGTCATTGCCCTACTTCCTTCGCGTCGATCCACACAACCTGATGTCCACCAGGTTGTTGCATGACCCAAGCAATGAATTGGTCTCGTTCTGCGATTGTTTCAAACCACCACCCTGACCAGTAGGTTTCCCCCTTACGTAGAAGGGGAATACCATCCTCAGTCCAATCTCGCTTGTAGAAGTCGACTGTGGCGATATCGTCCCACTTGTTGCAGAGACCCTGAGGGTCGTGAGTTGGGTCGTCAGTGGGGTGAGACAACTTCACGAAGGCTGGGTCTTTGGACCCAGGAACAAGCTCCCAACCTGGATAACCATCAATCGTGTGGTTGTACCAGTTGGCGGAAACCAAGCGATGTTTCCAACCGAGGTTGTTAACCTCATAGCCTGCTTGGCGAGCTTCCATGATGGTCTCTGGATACGACTTGAACGGGCCTTCTCCGACAAAAAGCTCATTCCCTCCATTATCCCTAAAGTGCTCAGAGAACTTCCACCCATAGAACCACCCAGCACGTTCTCTGTAGACCATTGGTGTGGGCTTGGTTTGAGTGTCTTCATTTCCAACCTGAATCAGTTTCATGTTTTCTCCCATGGTGGACTCCCACCTTCTTTCAGCCATTTGATCATAGCTTCCCCGTCGACCTGACTTTCTTGTTCGATTTTTTCGGCAGCTATGTATGCAGAAGGACACCTATTGCACTTTCTGCCTTTCTTGCTCTGGCCATATCCGCCATTGCAAGTGTTGTTTCCGCAAGCTCCACAGATCATCATGTAGCACTCACAAAGCAAGCAGAAGCTCATTTTGTGTTCTCTGGGACGCATTGAATTGATCCGAGGCCTCCATCTTTTGATTCGTCTCATCTCTGGAGAAATTAGTTTCATGGTTTCTCCTCAGTGGGGCACATCTCAACCCCATCGGGTGCGATGACCAATACTCCAGCAAGGACTAGCATCTGACCTCTCACCTCAGTGACTGTGCAGACGCTTCCAAGGTATGCCCCACGCACAACACGTACGATATCTCCAACCTTGTATACGTTCTCTTCGCTCATCGCACTTGGCTCCACTTCCCGAGGTGCTCAGCTAGAATCCGGCTGCAAGGAGCTGCTCCTCAGCATCAAGGGTGCTTGTGAGTTCCTCAACTAGAGTCTCAAGGTCCTCAAACACAAACCAATCACCTGTGTCAGCTACTGCGGCAACCAACATAGTCTTGGTCGGCTCGTCGCAATTGTTGAACCACACCAGGCCTTCGAATGCATCACGTACATCAGCAACGGATGGAAGCAGCCCCTCGACAGGCACTCCCTGCTCCCGCGCTCGAAGGATTGAGAGCACACGCCGTCCGATATGAAGACGGTGTTCATCTTGGCGGAAATCAGTGCTTGTCATCACGGCGGGTTGTGTTGGGGGTGATTTGATTGCGCATCCAGTGTCCGTGTGTCTGTACGTGGTTGGCTCGGACGTACTTGGCCACTGAACGTCTGAAATCCCCATACTGGAACTCATCTGCTCGACGAACAACAAAGCCTTCGCAGGGGTCTCCCTGGTACCCATCCTTCACCAGAGTTGGGCCCAAGGCCTGAAGTTGGGTCCTGAGGTACGAGCCTCTTGAGAGGGCAGGTACAACTGGAAGGTTCAGCATTCCTGCATACTCGACAGTGTCGTCCCAAGACAGGCAGCGAAGACCATCCCAGATGGAGAAGACCAAGAATTGAGACTCCAGATTGGAGTAGTGGATCGAGTGCTTTGCGAAAAGGTTCTCCCCACAAATACGCCAACGTTCTGGGATTTCATGAGCCACCCGAGCATGGAGCGCTCGAACCCAGTCCCGAGACCCATGAGGCTCATAGTCCAAGGAGCGGGCATGAAGACCATCTCGGTACATGGTTGTGTTTTCCCCGTCCATCTTGGCCGTCACGACTAGCTCCATATTCAAAAGAGCATCCAGGTCCTTGGCAGCGATGACACGATCGTCTTTGGTGACCCCAGGAGACCAAGGGAGATGGTACGTCCTCGGATACTTTACTCGTACCGTGAACAGGTGCAGCACAGGGGCCAGGATCTTCTGCACAGATTCGTCGTAGAAAAGCTCACCACACATCCGAGAGCCATTCGGAAGAAGGGGGTTCCCCCATTTGTCGTAGCCCTGATCTCTGTAAAGGTGGTCGGGGATGACTAGGTTTGTGATCCCAGCCCACTCACGCAGGTCTGTGCATCCTATCAAGGTCTGCTCAGCCTCAATGTGATGGTCTGGACATACCGAAGCACCATTGTCCAGGTAGTAGCCACCATCAGACCAAAGACGGCGTTCAAGAATGTGGTGAGCGTCCGCTGCTTCTTGCTCGCAGCGAACACCAAGTGCATTGCGCACGACACACCTATTGGAGTCTCGTTCGAAAACACCTGAGCGAAATTGATCTCGTGTGAGAAGTACGGGTTTCATGATTCAACTATGGTACATGTGGTATCCCCACATGATTTCAGCAGGACTGCCCAATGCTTTCCCCAGTGTGGCAAGCTCCTCTTCGAACTCTTTCTCGAAGTAGGCCTTCTCACTCTCAATCAATTCTGGGGTAATGGGCACCGGACCATTTGTGTACCCATCCGTGAAATCGAGCATGAGTGAGCGGTCTGGTTTGGGTCGCACCAAATTCGAACACACATATAGGATGTTGTTCTTAGGGTCGACGTGAAGTTCAACCACTCTCTCTTTCCGGTCTAGGAGAGAGTTCACATCAGGTGATTGTGGATCAGAGGTACGAAATTGCTTTGTAACTGGAGCGCCACAGTCTGAGCAGTACGAGTTGTAGTTTGCGTACTTATCAACATGACGTGTGCATGTGACGTTAGAGCAGCGTTGGACCGGCACTGCATGAGTCTTCGGGGTGTATGGAAACCTAGCGTACGGGCCAAGGTAAATGTTGGTGTCTACACTCATGGTCAGGTCTCCAAGGGTTCTGGCTTGTAGTGGCTACGAAGGGTGATGATGTGGATCTTCCGTGTCCGGTTAGACCCACATGTTTTTGCGGTAATGGTTGTTCCTTGAGGGCTTACCTCTAGGATTTCAATCACGCAAGGCTTTGGGTAGATCCTATTGGACACCCAACGAGCGCCCACAGCAGGATCTACTACGTAACTGGGGTTCATGGGTTGATTTGGATTTCGGTACCCAAAACCCTGAGTTCTTGGTCGTGGTACTCCCCGAATCTCTTCCAGTAGTTCGGAGTCTGACTTGCTGAGTCCTAGCTTGCTCATACTTCAGGGGACCCAAGTTGGGTTTTCAGACATCTGCCTCAGGATATGATCCTTGACGAACCTGAACTCACCGTGAGTACGAATGAGTTCTCCTTGAGCAGTCCATATGAGGACTGGATTCCTATTCTCAACGCGGATCAGTTCCAGTCCTCCAGACTGACCCTGTTTCCTGATGTGGATGACACGGTCCTTGTATTCTGAGTTGACCCCCAGAATCTGACCTATAGAGGTCTTCCATTGGTCCATTGTCAGGTCCAAACCCCCAGACTGGCCGTGTTTTCGGAGGTAGGTGACACGATCCTCGTAGGATAGGGTCTCCCATTGGTCCATTGTAGGTTCAGACACAGTTGCCATTTCTTTCTGGGTTTGGTTGGGGTCCGAGGGTCTAACGTCTCATGTTACGCTTTTTTTCCACAGTGACCCTAGACAAACTCGAAATCCAGTTTAGATGTTGGGAATGATCTCGCACCACACGTAGGTAAATCTCCCCCGTGGACCTCCCAAGGACTTGGCCATGACAACATTTCGTCGTGAACCAACCAAACCTTTAGGAGATACCCCATGGAAAAGAACAACCAGATCGTAGTGCTGAAGACAACGCTTGCTGAGACCGTCCACAACAAGCAAGAGACCACCAAGGAACGTGTGGCCTACAAGAAATCCACACCTATCAGCGAGCCATCTCGTCTGAAGACTCTGACCAATTTTTGGTACCAGAGTAGGTTCCACAAGAACCAGATCCGAACTCTCGCACTGGCTTACGCCTTCCTGCGTGGAGCAAGATACTGGGAAGTCGAGCGCAATACCAAGAAGCCAAGTGTCTCAGCATCGGCCATCGCAGCCGCAGCTGGGAACCCAGGTTTGAAGGATGAAGTAGCTCTCTGGATGGCAGTGAAACCCTCCGAGGAAGAAAGCAAGGAGTTTGCAAAGCATCTTGCTGAGGCAGCGGCAAAGGTTCGTCAGGGACGAAAGCCATTTGTCCAGGAGGCTGCATGAAGCTCTTCCTTGTTTCCCGCAAGGACCTCAAGGAAGGTCTTCGGGCTGCTATGTTGTGTCATGCTCTTCGTGAGTTCGGAGCGGGGTTTGGCACGATTGACGATGAGTGGTATCGGACATCCAACACCCTTGTACTCTTGGAGACGGATGATCTAACCTCTCTCACCTCTCTTGCAGAACGTACGAGGGAAGCTGGCGTGCCAGTTTCCCTTTTCACAGAACCTGACCTTGGTAATGAACTTGCGGCAATCGCAATTGCCCCTTCAGGGCGTAAGTTAGTTCAAGATCTCCCCCTAGCTTTCAGTTGACAGGTTGTTCGGCACCTTGAAGCCGACATGGTCTTGTGCCCGAGTGGTCCAAGGGAACTGATTCTAAACCAGTACAGCCGTGGGTTCGAACCCCACCAAGACCATATGACAAAGACAATCATGAGTCCAAGTGGCCACTACCAATTGGAGGTCTCAAAGCAAGCGACTCGGCCTGGGTGTTGGGACTATGCAACAGGAGTTGTGAGTCGCTCTGATGGTGAAGTCATTGAGACTGTGAACCGAAACTATGGGAGTTTCCCCTACGCTTTTGTAGAAGGGCACCCCAACGGGCATGACTACCTGGTGTGTGGTTCTCACTACATGGGGCAGACAGTCATTGAACTAGACACTGGAAAGAGGGTCGACATCATGTCACCTGATGGATTTTGTTGGGCAAGTTCAAAGTGGAGTCCAACACTTCAGTGCTTGGTCGTAGATGGTTGTCATTGGGCTTGCCCCTATGAGAATCGATTCTTTGACTTCTCGAACCCTATGGAAGGGTGGCCGGAGATCAAACCAGCCAACGAGGAAGAGGAACCTTTGATGTCAGGCTCAAAGGAACCTGACATCAGCCCAGACGGAACAATCACCTGTTTCGAAATGGGCTACTCCTACGATGAGGCTGGGGAAGAGTCGGATGAAGAAGACAAGGTAGTCGCGTGGGTCAAGTACAGACGAGAGGGGATGTCTTTGGTGACTCTGGAAAGATGGATGGAACCTGCTGAGAAAGAAAGACGGGAGAGGAGTGCCGCTGCATCTCGGAAGAGAGATGAAGAATGGGCAGCATACAAGGCCTCAGACCCCATCTTTCTGGCTATCAAAGAGAACATCCCCAAGCATTTTGAACCCGCCAAGCATTTGGGTCTGGGAGTGGTCTTCGATGACTGGTGTCCGTACTTCAAGGAGCCAGACAATCGAGTCAATTGGACGATCCACACCCCTCCGAAAGGATCCAGTGAACCTTCGGTTGAGGTACAGATAGGTCAGCTCAAGGGGCCCATCAAGCTGATTATTGGAAAGGAAGTCTGGTGGTTCTCCCACTCTGTGAAGGGCGCACTTGGAGCACTCAAGTTTGCCTCAGGACTAGTGCCGAGCCCAAAGCTTAGAAGTGTCCTCCTCCAAAGCATGGAGGAAGGGAGATCCTACGAGGTCAGCAAGGTGCATCATGCATCTATGCTCCATGACACCATCGTCCGTTACCAATGCAAACTTGAAGATGTGCCTACCCTAGACACGTCCAAACTTGATGGAGTTCCTGTGGGGACTGTCGAGTTTGTTCAAGCAGTCATGGCGAGACTCGGTCTGAAACTACCAGTCTGGAATTGCTATCCTGATGTGCTGCAAAGGTTCTTGCTTCGAGATGTCCAACAGACAACCAAGGAGAATCTGAACATGTCTGAGGACGTGTTCGTGAAGCCAGCAGACAAACTCAAGACCTTCACAGGATTTCTGTTGCAGTCTGATTCGAAGGAAAGAGAGGTCTTTGACTCCCTTCCGCCTCAGACCATGTTGTGGGTTTCCTCAAAAGTCAATTTTGTCTCTGAGTACCGATACTACGTTTCAGGTCCTGGAAACCTGAAATCAGGTCGCTATGATGAGGATGGTGAGGATGACGCACCTAAGCCCGACATGGCTATTGTGGAAGAGATGGCGCGTCTTCTGTTTGAAGAGTTGGGCCACCCATTTGCCCTTGACGTAGGCGTCCTGTCCACGGGTGAGACTGCCCTTGTGGAGGTGAACGACGCATGGGCTATTGGCTTGTACGAAAATGCACTTTCCCCCTTTGAATACTACCAGTTCCTCTGCGCCAGATGGGAAAGCATTGAAGCCCAGAATCGCTCTGAGGAGGGTAAGGTCTGAGATGGAAAACATCACTGCACGCTGGGTCCAATACAAGTCCTTCTCTGGTTTCCTTACCCGAGGAGGACCCAAGATTATGACCCCCGTAGATGCAGAGATTCATTCAGATCGAGCTGTCTACTTGGCAGCTCGCATCGAGGCTGGAGCCTGGGGAACTGTCCAGAGCTATGATGGATGTGGCATGAGTGGAGGTCTGCTGCACAACATCTCAGTGTCTCCAAAAGATTTGTCCCAAGGGACATTCTTTGCCCTCCTTCACGACATTTCTGTTCAAGCACCAACGGAATTCCTCCCTGTTTGGGATGAATTCAACAAACTTGGATGGGTCCTCGCTCAAGATGGGAAGCTCCGTTTCACCCAAACTGGGAAGCTTGTGCCAGGAAAAGCCATTCGATTGGCTTTGAGCGGCTCAGAGAGCGGGGCAGTACCTCGTAGAGGGCAAGCGGCCGTGTCCGCAGAGAAGTGGGCGCTCCGATTTGCCACTCTCCTCTCCTCTCCAAGGACCTTTGCGGCTCAGTCTAACTACGCCGCGAAATGGCTTGCAGAAGGAAATAGTGCAGACGAACTATCCATCTACAATGCGTTTCTTCCGAAACCAAAGAAGACTGATTCCATCATCAGACTACCCGCCAAGGACCTCCCACCCGAAGTGGAACTTGCTATGTGTGTGTATCACGCGTTCAGCGTGAATGCTCCAGGCACTGCTCGTGGGTGTCTCGCACCTATGTTGAGAATCAAAGACCCTGTGGCTTTCAGCCGTGGGTTGATCCGAGCACTAGGGAAGAAGAAGTACGGGAACTGGATGGATGCACCTGGAGATGGCTCCAACAGATACGACAAGACAAGGAAAGTTGTGTGGGAGTGCTCGGACATATGGGACAAGACCCTAGCCCGTGAACTCATGCCCAGAGACCTCTAGGAAAAATGACGAAACACCAGTACGGAACTATCCACTCCATCGACCCAAAATTCCCTGTGGGTACAAAGCTGCTTGTCTTGCTTGGGGCAAACAAGACTGAATCTCAGCATGTGGCAGTGGTTCAAGGACCATTACACAAAGAGACGTTGAAGTCAGAAATGGGGATCCATTTCGTATGGCGAACAATACCTGTTCGAGTGGACGGGGAAGATGAGCCAAGGCTCATCGCCTCAGAACGAATCCTCAAGATTTTGCCCCGACACCACAGTTGAAACACCTAAGCCCATTTCGATACCCTGGGGGGAAGTCCTGGCTGGTACCCGAGGTTCGCCAACGCTTGTTGGATTCACCTCGGGTGTCTGTACTTGTGGAGCCCTTTGCTGGCGGGGCGATGGTGGGCCTGACAGCAGCGTATGAGGGTCTAGTTGACCATGTCTTCCTAGGTGAGCTGGATGACGACGTGGCCTCTGTCTGGCAGACCATCCTTCAAGGAGAGTTTGCGGACATTGAATGGCTGTGTGGTCGGATAATGACCTTCAATGTCACGCTAGAGGATGTGCGAGCAGTCTTGGATGACATACCACAAGACACTCGAAGCCAGGCTTTCCGCACCATCGTGAAAAACAGAATGCAACGAGGTGGAATCCTAGCTGCGGGGGCAGGTCTATTGAAAGCTGGAGAGTCTGGACAGGGTTTGAAATCGCGCTGGTACCCAGAAACCTTGTGTCGGAGGATTCAAGACCTGTGGGAGATCCGAAATCGAATCACGTTCCAGAAATCGGATGCGTTCGAAGTTCTTGACCAATATGCCCAGGACTCTCGTGCCTTTTTCTTTGTTGATCCACCATACACTGTTGGAGGAAAGAAGGCTGGTGCTCGGTTATACACCCACAACCAAGTAGACCATGAGCGTCTCTTTCAACGGATGTCTTCCGTGAATGGCTCTGTGCTACTCACGTACGACGACACTCCTGAAGTGCGTATTTTGAGTCTGAAGTATGGTTTTCAGGTAGGGTCGATATCGATGAGGTCAACACATCATGAGAAGATGCAAGAGCTTCTCATCACCAAGGAAAGAACCCTGTAATAGTTGTAGGGCTTCCTTGTCTGTTGAGGGTCCCAGTACCAACAGAAGCATTGACTGTGGATGAGACTGTTGCGAGATCTGAACCCAACCAAGCTGTGGTCCACGTAATGACGTCAGTTGGCAACGCCCCATCAGCGCCACACCGGCCCATCAATACACGCAGAGTGTCGTCCGTAACAGTTCCCTCGTAGTACCCAAGACCCATCACACCAGCATCAAGAGCTACCCCCTCACCAAAAAGGTCAGCGTAACCAACCGCAAGTAAACCTGCGGTTGATGGTGCAACTCCTGGGTTTGGGCCTGTTGTCACTGCTTTTTGTGCTGGGCCAACCCACAAACTGACTTGAGTGAACCCGCCAACCTGACGTACCCGTAGAGCTGCTATAAGCATCCTCCCAGCTTCACGGACGGGGTCAAAAATAGCTGTGGGTATTGATGCCGCTACCAAATCGTTGGTGGCATCAAACACGTTACACAACACGGCCCCATAACCCCATGTAAGGCGCCAACCTGAAGAACCTGACACATTTTCTGCAATTGTGTGGATCTTGGCTAGATTCCTACCTGTGAAAGGTACTGCCAACGCCACAACAAGAAAATCATCAGCACCAGGACACACCAGAGCTGCTGAAGCTCTGTAGAAGTCAGTTGATGCCGAGGACTGGAATCCTGAGTACGGGCTAGCATTGGCTCCATCAGCCCCAGCTGGCCCAGTTGCGCCTGTGGCACCTGGAGCACCAGGTGGTCCGGTTGCGCCATCAACACCATCAGCTCCAGGTGCTCCTGTTGCTCCCGTTGCCCCAGGAGGACCTTGGGGTCCTTGAGGTCCTTGAGGACCAGGGCCCCCAGTTGCTCCTGGGGGCCCTTGAATACCATCATCACCAGGGGGTCCTGGAAATCCTTGAATCCCCTGTGGTCCTGGTGGTCCTGGTGGTCCTGGTGTACCTCCACCACCACCTCCAGCTAGTGGAATGTATGATGTACCATCCCAAGTAGGAACATCCCCAATGTTTGGTTCTGGGATAGATTCTGGGTCTGGTACTGGACCCAAGGCTCCGATTTGAGCACGAATGCTTTCTGGAGTGGCCCCAACCGGAAAAAGGACTCTTTGTGAGTTGGGGTTAGGCATTCAAAGAATGCGAAAATATAAACCGTCTAACCACCCGTCCTTGTAGATGGGGTGATTAGACCTCTGGTCTTCTCTACTTTGCGCATGCTTGCTCCTCAGGAGGTCTTGTTCAGGGACACAGGGAATTGAGAAGCGAAATTCATGTTGACGTCTCGGCTCTTCGTGACTTGTGTGACCACTTCCTTCTCAGAGGAACCTGGAGACACTTGGAGGATGAGCCTTGAGCCATGAGTGAGGGCAGCATCCATAGCAGGATGCTGCGAGCGGCGGTGGATCACTACAACAGAACACCGAGATGCTGCTGACACAGCATTCAGGGTTCTGAGATTGATGGCCTTTCCGTCAGCAACTTCTGAGTACGAAGACGCCCCAATTACAATCAAGTCGAAGACCCCAAGACTCAAGAGCTGCTCAAGTACGGAGAAGGCCTCTGTGCGGGTCTCAACCTGAGTCACAAGGTCTTTCGTATTGAGCCCAAAGGACTTCGCAAGACCCACATCGAAGTTGAACCCCACATCAATAAACACCGCCACCCCCCCATTACGTTGGCAGCTGCCAATCGCATTCAAGGCAAAGAGTGTGGGGCTGTCAGGTTCGTCTCCTTCCAACTGTGTGATGGATCCTTGAGGGAACCCTCCAATTTTGCGGTCCAAAAACTCAATTCCAGTGGGGGTCTTGCTTGTATTTGTCATGTTGGTTCCTTTGGTTTTAGGTCTCAAGTACGAAACGGACTTTTCCGTTGTAATATCCAAGTTTCCCTGTGATAGAGGGACCTTGGGTTTCTGTGTGGCCTTTTGCCAGTAGTTCTTTGCTGTAGGAGGGCTCTACCCCATGGGCGAGGGCTATCGTGATGTGTGGGTCCAAACGATCCGAAGGGAGACCCTGCACTACAACCGCTTGAATCCTCTCATCCGAGACCCAACCTACAATCCTCAGATTGATGTTGTGTCCGAGAGGGAGTTTT